ATGTTAGAGTTTAAGGTTATTGAAAGAGACGGATATATACCTGCGATAGAAATAAATAAAGCCTTCCTACGTGCCGATAATTGGAATGACTATTCATTTGTTACAATGTTTTATCTTACAGTCTTTGACGAGCATGGTAAAAAATTTGATATCGGAAATGTGAAAATTGGTTTTTTGGGACAAAAAGAAGAAGTAAGTACTTATTCATTTATAGATAAAAATTTCAATCAATTGCCTGAAAAATTTTTTTCCTTAGGTGAAAACATTGATTATTATATTAACCTCAGTAAATTAAGTAATGATTTTAAAAATAACCTTCTTAAGGCTATACAGGATTTAGTTATACGACCAAATCGATTAACCGACATTGAAAATGAAAGCGTTCTTAACACCTCATTACTTAGAGGAATCGCCCTTTCAGAAATTCATGGGCAGTTCTCACGGGTATTAAATGGCTTACCGGAATTGTCAGATTTCCATTTTTCATTTAACAGAAAAAATGCTATCGGATTCAGTGATTTAACTATACCTTTTGAGGTGGTAGTTGATTCTATGCCCAGTACTAACATTCATGCTTTTATCGGACGAAATGGATGTGGTAAAACAACAATTTTGAACGGGATGATTAGTGCAATCACTAACTCAGAAAGCAATGAATATTTTTTCTCCGAAAATGAAAAAGTTATCAAATCACGAATACCAAAAGGATATTTTCGATCTCTTATTTCAGTTTCATTTAGCGCATTTGACCCTTTTACTCCCCCTAAAGAGCAACCAGATCCAGCAAAAGATACACAATACTTTTATATCGGGCTTAAGGATTCTGTCAGTAATAATTTAAAATCACTAGACGATCTTCGCCTAGAATTTGTTTCAGCATTCATTGGTTGCATGAGGGCAGATAGAAAGAGGCAGCTCTGGATTGAGGCTATTAACAAATTAAGTAGTGATGAAAACTTTTCTAATATGCAACTCATTAGTCTAATTTTAAAATATGAAGAGTTAAAACACAATAAACCGCTGATTCAAGTAGATACTGACGAATTTACTGAATTGCTTTACAGTAATATCCAGAAATACCTGTTACGAATGAGTTCTGGGCATGCAATTGTTTTATTTACTATCACAAGATTGATCGATACTGTTGGTGAAAAGTCATTAGTTTTATTCGATGAACCAGAGATTCATTTGCATCCGCCTTTGCTCTCCGCTTTTTTACGAACACTAAGCGACTTACTTGATGCACGTAATGGTGTAGCAATAATTGCAACTCATTCTCCAGTAGTACTGCAAGAAGTTCCAAAGTCCTGTGTGTGGAAAGTTTTGCGGTCAAGAGAAGCTATAAATATAATCCGTCCGGATATAGAAACATTCGGTGAGAACTTGGGTGTTTTAACTCGTGAAGTATTTTTACTTGAAGTAACAAATTCTGGATACCACCATTTATTATCACAATCCGTTGCTTCAGGACTATCTTATAAAACCATTTTAAAAAATTATAACGGACAGATAGGATTAGAAGGACGAACTGTTTTAAAAGCAATGATAATGAATAGGGATGGCGGTAATATATAATGAAAAAATTACCTCTTCCAGCGAGAACTTATACCGAAATGCTTAATAAGTGTTCAGAAGGTATGCTGCAAATAAATGTTCGAAATAATTTCATTGCACAATTCCCCTTTTTGTTACACAAAGAGCGACAATATCAGAGTTTAAGTTCAGTAGGTCAATTATTTACCTATGCTAGAACATTCCCTCTTACAAATACAACAGTAGTCGCTGGTAATCTAACCAAAACAAAGTTAGAAAATCTTTATGGAAATAACCTGAGAAACCCAGACAAACCAGCTAGAGTTTATTATGATGATATGCTGGTTTCATCAGGCGAAAAATGCCCATTTTGTGGTGATATAGGGCAAACAAAAAATATTGATCATTATCTTCCTATTGCGCATTATCCTGAATTTTCAGTAATGCCTATTAATCTAGTTCCGTCGTGCCGCGACTGTAATATGGGAGAGAAAGGTCAAATTTTTGCAGAAGATGAAGAACATCAAGTGATTCATCCCTACATTGACAAAGATATTTTTTTTCGTGAGCAATGGGTATTTGCAAATTTCGATTCTGAGGCGCCAGGTGCTATCAGTTTTTATGTTGAATGCCCTGAAAGCTGGCGGCAAGAAGATAAATATAGAGCGCGCTATCATTTCACACTTTTAAATATTGCTAACAGATATCGTTTAGAAGCAGGAAAACACTTAAGTGAAGTGATTACTCAGAGAAACAGTTTTGCAAAAGTTATAAGGAGATCGCATCCAACCACCACACCTCAGCAGATACAATCGGATTTTATTGAAGCATACCTACAACCTATTATAGATTCGAATGATTTTCCAAATTACTGGAAAAGAATTATGTATCAGTGTTTAGCAAACTCCGTAGAGTTTTTCAGGGAAATCTAAAGGTTGATGAGATATGGAAAATAAACCACTTATGGGGAAATGAACGCAAGCCGTTAATATGGAGAAGGCAGTTTTTACAAAATCTGGCAGTAACTTACAGACCAAATTCGTAGGCAGGTCATTGGCAACAGTGACCTTCAGAAATAACATTTGCAATATCAACTTCTGGCACAAAACCGACCACCAACGAATACATCCTTTTTAGCGATCTTTCATACTAACCATCTAAACTCTTCTATCACCCACCATACTCCCTCACATCAATATAAAAATACTGCTTACCTAGTGAGGTTGTTGACATTTGTCCGGCCACTATCATGGAATGAGGGATAATACGGTTACCTCGCCCACAAAGAGTTACTCTAATCGTTTTTCCTCCCATCGAATCCATCATTCCAATATGCCCAATTGTTGTGATTAATACCGCACAGGGGAAACCGACATCCACACCATTCCAATTATTTCCTGTGAGCACAAAGTTATTTCCCTCTAATAAATTAAGTGGTCTTTGGCTTGAGGCATGTGTAATAACACCTTTATGATAGATTTGAATTCCCCATTTTTGAGGATGAAGTGAAATATGATAAGAAGACTTCACAAACACATAGAGCTCATATTCTGCTGAATTACCTTGAATAGTATCAATTAAATTCACACACCACGCATTGTTCTCATAAATTACTTCAGATAATCCACTTAATGATGGATTAGAGGAATTAAGAACTCGAATAAAAATAAGTGGCACAGCGTTATTATTACCTTCGATAACTTTAATTATGCCTGGCTTAGTTTTTATCTTTTTTAAAAATACGGCTGATTCATAGGGTGTTAATTCTTCGGTAATACCCTGATTAAAAAATAACGCACCATATTTACTCATTTAATTAGTACCATAATAATTCCATTAATCGATTGACTACCGCGTAGAGAATTCCACGAGATTTTATTATTCTCGACTCTAACAGTGAAATAAGATCCTCGATTTCTAGCGACAATATAGGCGGCCAATGACCGCCCTTTAGGAATATTATTATAAGTTTTACTGCCATTTTGAGTGACCGCTATTTGGTCAAAAATAAATGAACGCCCTGTGATTTTTATTGGCTTTCCTTTTTCATATATCTCTATTCCCCACGACATGAGAAATCCTCTACGGCATCAGGAGATACCCATCCTCCTAAGAATTTAAATCCTAATTGAGGTACAGTATGATAAAGAGGTCCTTTAATGGATTCTCTCTTTTTATCAAACTTTACCAATACAGGTTGTTGATAGTGAAAAGTTTTTATTTGGTAAACACCTTGGCAATCGACTTTTTTATATCCAGAGGTACACCCTGACAATAATAATGCTGTAATTAAAATAATAAACTTCATACGCTACCCTAAATAACCTATTTTTGCCGCTAACTGATTGTTTTCATCGTAAACATAAATAGTATTATTCGTGATCACTAACCGCCCTTTTGTTCCTCCTGAGTTAATATCTAACCGTCCACGAAATACCGCATCATTTAATTCTACATTCCCTGTTGTGGCATCAATATTAAATCCTTTCTTACCCACTAAATAATTAGTGGAGGTTATCTTTTTGCCTACTGATAATTTATCAATGGTTGCCTTGCTAAATAACGCATCATTGAAAAAGGCTTGTCCATTTTGGATCACAAAAGGTGTCACCACTTTGCCATTTAATGACGATATCACTGCAAAGTTTTGGGCATTAACCAGAAACTGGCTATTTCCTTGCGCATTAAACCCTAAACCAATGCCAGTAATGACTTTATTCCCTTTGCTATCTTGTTGGACTTTCATCGTCCATGATGCCGAAATTTTGCCATTTATGTCTGTGACCACTTTCGAAGTTTGTTCTATTTTGGCTGAACTTGTACCCACTTGGCTTTCTAAACGAGTGACTTGCTGAGCGGTAGAGGTCACTTTACCTGAAACCTCAGTCACTTTGGTTTCAAGTTGGCTTACCGCATTCGCCGTTGCATTGGCTTTCTGTTCGCTGGACTTAGGTACTTCATTCGCCACAAACCCCTTTGGTGCCACCGATTGCTTGTTGTTGGTATAAGTGCTGGTGATGATTTGATGGTTAACACTTTTGTGCTTAGTTAACTGATATTTTGCCCCTCCCCGCAAATAGATATATTCCACAGAACCATTTATTAATTGAGCTGGTCCCATCACAGGGGATTGATTTGTCCATCGCCAATCAAAATTATCAATGATGCGGTTTTCAGACTGAGTTCCCCATCCAGAACCACTGACTTGCCATTCCACAATCACGGCAAAACCTTTGGTGCTGTGAGTCGCATAGCTGGGTTTATTATCTGAATATTGTCCTAAGGTTCTAAAAACCTTAAAGGCATAACGTCGAGAGGTTACTAAAGGCAAAATAACCGGATAATAGGTGTTTTCATTGAGTTTAGATAAATCTAAATCCACCACCACAGATTCCGTTAAATCGGCTTTCACTTTATCTAATTTGCTGGATAACGTTTGTACCTGAGAGGTTGCGGACGTCACTTTGCCATCGATATTAGATACTCGCGTATTTAATGCATTTACCGCACTGCTATCAGCTTTCCCCTTAAGATTTGAATTGAGCGTTGAAATCTCTTGCGTTTGGGCTTGCTGTTTCGAGGTGAGGGTTTCTAATGATTTATTAATCGCGGAAACATTCCCATTCATCCGTGTTTCCAATGATTGTCTGGCTTTCGCTTCCGCCTGGTCACCTGTAACTCGCGCTTGCTTCTCTGCGGAGATGAGTCCTGCGGTGACTTTCGATAAATCATTGCCAGTATAATCACCACGAAGTTGAGTGGCTAAGGATTGTCGTTGTTGTGCTTCAGTTTTATCAGCCTCAATGCGTGCTTGTTGCTCTTGTTTAATTGCGGCGGCCTGTGCTTCTGTTGCCGTTGAAACTTGGTTCATTCGCTCAGCTAATAATTTTCCTGCCTCCTCCAGTTTTTTTTCGCTTTCTTCAATCGTTGCTCCATGCCTCATCAACTCAGATAAAATCTTGTCGTGATTTATCCGCATCAACCCATGTAATTCAGTAATATCGAGTTGGTTAGCCTTGCTGTTGATCTCACCTAATAGGTCTTGCGCTAATTGGTCTCGGCTAATTTGCCCCGCTAATTCCTCAAGAATTAAATCCGTTTGAGAAGAGCAAGTACCCGAAGCTTCCACAAACGGTGATTTGCCATAGCTGTTGATTGTTCGAACATAAAAATAATAGGTCTGTCCTGCTTTTAAACTCTCTTGCGTCCAGAAATTCCCTTGGCCAACTTTGTTTGTTTTGGTGATCACTTCATTTTCAGAAAGATCAGCGAGTTTTTCCTCACTAAACCAAAACTCAAAGGTATAACCAAAGACAGCACTATCACCTTGTTTCGGTGCAATGGTCAGATTAAATAAGCCAGAGGTAACATCAATATGCTCAGGAGGCGGTGGAGCTTGAATGGCAAAGTCACTGATAGCAGGCGCCGACATTGCGCCAGCCACATTTGTTGCTCTGACTTCAACACGATAAGTTCCTCGCGCTAATCCGTTAATATCGACACGCTCAGCCGGTACCTGAATAGATTGAATAACGTTGCCTTCTTGAAGAATAGTGACGGTGTTATAGCGCACATCAGACGCCACATTCTGCCAAGAAAGCGTACCTTGCACGATGTCACTGACAGCAAGTGGAACAAAGGTAAGATTAATAGGTGAAGCAACGCCACCAGCGGGTAAACTCACAAATGGCGGACGCTCAAACGGTTTGCCAATCACATCTTCATATAAATAGGCACCATCCTCTTCCAACGTTAAAGCCACACCGTCTAATGCATGAAATGCCCATTCGGCAATACGAAATTCCAGCCCACTAATCCCCAAAGAAGGTAATGCTAAAAGTACAACTTCCCCCGGACGATAAGCATAGCCGTCTAAGTTCATCGTGAGTTGAACCCGTCTTCCTGCTTTCTTTTTGCGAAGATATTGGCGGGCTAATCGTTGTGCTTGATAAGGGCTGGTGACAAAACGATAGTCAATATTCTCTCGAATTTCTAAGCCATCCTCTTTCACCCATTCGTCCACAATCACAGGCGTGAAATCCGTTTTTGTGTATAACTGCTCGGCATCAATAAACGTGCCATACACCGCATTGGTCGCGTCTTTTAACCCTGTTTCAGGGGTACAAGTGACGGTACCAATCAATTGTGATTCAGTGATGGTTTTTATTGCCGGCCCATAATAAGCACCGATTTGAATACCGTGTTTTCCTGCGGTGAATGTCGGTTTAGCGTTAATACATTTGTGCATCGCTTCCAAGACACTCGATGGACTTTCAATTAAGTCATAGGCGCCATTGAGGGTATATCGAGACTCAAATCCGCCTTCTGGCAGACTCATTTTTTCATCACATAAATCGGCTGCCTGTTTAAAGCTGTCAAAATCAATATCCGTATCAGGTACTTTTAAATAATGGCGGTAATAATCCAAAATGACTAAGGCACCATTGTTACTCCACACAGTTTGCCCAGTGCGAGGATCAAACAGATGTTTTCCCCAGACTTCACATTTCACATTGGGTAATCCATAAGGGAATTTTTCTTGGTCAAACGTGAGTGTCACACGTAACCACGCCAGACCTCGACCTATCATATCCTCTTTCCATGACGGGCAATTTTTAAGCATAAAGGGATCGACATTTTCCCTATCGTTATGTAATTCCCATGAGGCTTTATCACCAAAAGTCTCAATGAGATCATCTCCTAACCAAATCTTCCCGATTTTCTCTATGGGGTGCCCAGCAAGCGCCAATGCCAGTGTGATTTTTTCATTTTCATCTTGTTCGCCATTTTCTTCCTCTGCAAAGAAAAGCAAACCCGATATTACCGTTTTTCCGATGATTACGGTTTCAGGGGCAGACGATGAACGTAACATCTGTTTGCGTTCACTGGTATCTCGATAATTCATGGAAGGCAGTTTAGGCTTAAAGATAAGCGAACCCGCAACTTGGACTGCGACACCGGCTGCCATCAGCGCCATGCCCATCGCAGAGGTGACGCCTCCGGTAAATAGCCCAGCAATCATTAAACCAGCACCCACGACTTTTGAAATTAATCCACCACTCCCACCCATTATTCCACTCTCCACGCTTTGATTGGGTTAATCTGCACCGGCTTCACGCCTTGTAGGGTTACGCCCCAATAATGCCCCGCCCAGACCACGGCTAAACTGTCACCATCCTCACCTTTAAACAATACAAGGTCACCACGCTGAACGCGCTCAATCTCAATGGATTTGAAATAGCGTGATACGGCTTTCTCTAATGTGCCAAATTTAGATTTGATCAGGTTGAAGGCTTCGGCTTTGGTTTTATAGTGATTGAGATAAGGCTTTATTGGCGAGAAACCGCATTGTGCGTAAATACATTCAGAGGCAAAAATACAACAATCAAATTCACCCCATGAAAAAGGGCGACTCATCGCCGCCCTTATGGTTTCAGGTAATTTAAGTATCCAGTTAGGTTGTTTCATGTACTGACCTTAAATAGCAAAAAACCCACAAAAGTGGGTTTAACAAGAAAAATAAGATTATTTATAAATAAATGCAGGTGCATCTTTCTTGCTGCCCCAATAAATCGCCCGTTCAGCCATTTGAGCCACATAGCGAAAGATACGATCACCTTGTCTTCGAGATGACCACGACTCATCGGTGAATCTATCGGGTAAACCGATTGACCATCGTTCGAATCGATTAGAAACATTAACACATACGGCATTTTCTTCGCCAGACACCACATTGATAGATGTGATTTGTCCAACAAATAAGACTTCAGCCAGAAGCGGTTTCCCCTCTTTACCAATGGCGACCATCATCAACCGGACTTCTCGTCCTCGACTTTGCTCATTCATCACCATTCCCACCAGCGATCTATCAAAACCCGTTAATTTAAGCTGTAATTGTGGAGGACTGGTTGTCTTATTTTCTTTTAGCTGACTGATTTCGCCTAAACTTCCTACACCTAAATAGGTTTCACCCGCAATAATCAGTTGCCCAACACCGGTATGCGCACAGGTGGCGCCTGATTTCAAATCGAGTCTGGCGGCTAAAACGATATAAGCCCCCTCATTAATCGCGTTGACCATGGCATCAGAAAATGGATGATATTGCATTAGTACAACACCTCTTCAAAAGATAACGTGATATTGGTATACCCCAAGCGACGATGCTGAAATTTACCCTGTTCATTATCAACGAGCCGAAAAACCCCAAAAGGACGCTCAACTTCGAGCATTTCATTAACAGTAGGCGACGTTCTTAACATCGGTGAAATAGGGATACTGGCATACCCCTGATTATCACTGACCACATCAGCCACCACCATTTTGAGTTCATTGCCCACAGTTAAACGATCCCCTTGCTGTAACACGCGCATATTGCGCTTCCAGTCCTTTGTTTCTAGCCGATGACCTAATTGGCTTGGTATTGCAATACGAGGCGAACCATACCCATAACGCCCTTTTCTTATCCAACTGGCTATTTTGACTCGCCCCGACATGCCATCCAATGAAGCCACCAGCGCTTCTAACTGGCGCGATTTCTCTTCATTTAAATTATTAAATGTCAGTTCACAACGCCAACGGCTTCCCGGAAAGCGTACCGTCTGGCTACTTCCATTAAATGGCGAGGTAAAGGTTTTGCTGTTACTCAATAATTGCCAGTTTTCCTGTGTGGGGATCACCTCTTTTGGCCATTCAAGAATAGACATTTAAACTCCTAATGTTCTGCGTGCTGCGCCATTACTTTGAAAGTCTTGTAACATCATTGCGTGAGCTTTCTGTGCGCCTGCTTCTGTCCCTTGTTGTGCGGCTTCCTTCATTGCCTGCGCAAGTACAGCGTCACCATTTCCTGTCACCGTAATATGATTGACGATGGTCATTTGCATCCCACCTGCACGGGCTAACGTCGGTTGTAGTGTAACGGGCATTCGCCCTGCGACCGCCCCCACAAAGCCCCCCGAAGCATAACCTTGCGCCGCATGCATTAAGCGATAGAGATTGCCGACACCCAATTTAGCTGTCGCTTCTTTGGTAAAAACAAACTCACCACCATGCACAATCCCTTTAGGCTCAAATTTCCCGCCATGCCCCGTATAACCACCGTAAGCATGCCCTTTGCTCATCCATCCCATATCAAAGCCCATTGCCTGCCCACCTGCTTCAATGGCTTTGAAAACCAACATTTTCATCACCATTCGAGTAATATCGGAGATCACCGCATTGGCAAAATCTTTAAAGCTTCCTTTACCCGTTAAAGCAAAATCGGCTAATGCATCAGACATATTATTAAGCGCATTGGTGGTAACATTTCTAACGTTCTCCATCACATCCATGGCCGACTCACTGAAATCCGATAAACCTTGTTTTAATCCCGCCATCGGATCACCTTTCATGGCCTCTCGTTTCCTCAGTTCTTCCTCAATTTGCTGTTTAGTGAGCTCGACATTGCGTTGTAAGTTCGTCAGCTCTTTTTCGCCTAAATCCACACTGGCTTGCTGATACAGCACATCAATCTGACGAAGGGCATTGAGCTTTTCTTGCTCTGCGCGCGATTTTCCTATCAAGGTAGTTTCAAATTGCATCTGCTCAATTTCTTTACTGCGATCATAAGCAAATTGCGCGACCGAATTGGCACGCGCCAGATCATCAATGGCTTTCGCTTTTTCTTTGATCGTCTCAATGGAGTTGGGATCGATTTTTAAGATGGCATCAAACTTATCTTTATTCTGTTTGATATCGGCTAATGCGGATGTGTATTCATTAAAGGAAGAGGTGGTGCCATACAGCTGAATACTTTGTCCATCTGCAATCAGTGAGGCTTGTTTTTCCTCCAATTCCGTCAAGATTTTGGTGTACTGCTTGGCATAATCAATGGTGGATTTCTTTGGCTTATTTCTTTGAGCCAATAACGCATTTTGTGCTTTAATTTCTTCGGTCAAAGCGTCTTCATAACCTTTTTCTTCAGGTTTAATTCCCCGTCTTTTCAGCACATCTTCCGCATTCAACTTAGCCAGCTCAGCAGGAGAAGCCTTAGCTTTCATGATAGTACGCCGAGATTCAGCAATAGAATCCTCTATTTTTTTTGCGATGACCTCGCTCATATTGGCTTGACTATTTGCCGCTTCATCTGTCTTATTAATTAACGCATCGAAATCATAACCCAAGTTTTTTAATGTCACCCTAAATTGGTTAATGACACTCTCAGCCTCCTTTACTTTCGATGCATAACGCTGATATTCATCACTTTGCTTACCGTGTTTTTCTTCAACCAATGCCAGCATTTGTCGCATACTGGCTCGCTGACGCTCTAATATCGTCAACTGTGAAGCCACCTCCCCCATCGCTGCATCAAGTCCGATTTTTGCTTCTCTTTGATTTTGCGCGATTATCTCTTTATAACCTTCATGGTCACCCGTAAAACTCAAGTAACTCGAGGCATTTAAGCTCCAACCGGACTTCGAGTCTGTTGCCAATTTTTTAGCTTTTTCTAACGATCCTTCGAATTTTTCAATCTGAGCATCAATACCTTCAGATAATTTGCCTATATTCGTCAGCAATACTTGATTATTCATTGCTTTTAAGGCTTCTGTTGATGTATCTAGAGCATTGGCAAATTCGATCGATTCTCTTTTAGCTTGTTTGATATGTTCGCTATATTCATAGACGCCCATTCCAACAGCCGTTATTGCCGTTAACGCCAGTCCAACGGGACCACCAACTAATGCCAATGTCCCACTTAACGCTCTTCCTGCGACCGTGGCTTGACGGCGTGCCGTCGTTAATGCCCGCTGTGTCGCCGTTTCTGCTATCAGTGCTTGTTTGTATCTTAAAGAGGCTTCCGTCGCTAACGATTTTGTCGCAATCACTTTCTCTAAGGCATAACCTTCTGCCACGGTTCCTTTCGCCACTTGATAACTCATTTTTGCAGAATTCAATGCCGATAATGCCGCCTCTTTATCCGCCCATGCCTTCCTCACGGCACTGGTTGCTGCCACACTGTTTGCCTCTGCACTCTGTAATGTGGCTTTGGCTTCATTCAATGTGGCTTGATTTTTTAAGTAAGTGGCTTTTGTCCATTGAGAGAGCTTGGCGACTAAAGCTGTAACCGCAAGTCCTTCTGCGATTTTAGCCACCGTCGATAAGTGATTAGAAAGTCCCGCTAAACCCGACGTTAAAAGCTGAGTCGCACCTGTACCTTGATTGGCTTCACCAACAAACCTCATCATTGCTGATTGTAAATTAGTAAAACCTTGACTAACGGTTGTCACACTGGAAGCAAACTTCTGATCAACAGAATTTTTGACTTTCTCCAATGCCTGAATGATTTTATCAATCGCCATTTCACCGTCTTGGGCTTTCTTTTTTAAATCCCCCATGGAGATCCCCATGCCTTCTGCGATGGCCTGTGCTAAACCAGGGATTTGCTCGATAACAGAATTTAAATCTTGCCCACGTAACTGACCTACTGCTAATGCTTGGCCAAACTGAGTTAACCCCATTGCAGCAGAGGCAGCACTGGCTCCTGAAAGAGAAACCGCTTTTGATACAGTTTCAGTGAGTCCAGCCACTTTTTGCTGACTTAAGCCTAAGCGATCGGCATTATCTGCAAAACGTTGATAAACCTGTGCTGTGGCATCCAATGATTGATAGGTTTTTTGGGCAATGTCATAGACGGCTTGTGTAGCTTTATTTAACTCGACGGAGCTTTCTGTCACCAGTTTTAAGCGATTCTGTAATTCCGTCCAACTATCAGCATAATTAATGACTTGATGAATGGATAACGCACTTGCAGTGACACTCGCAAAACGGGCAAAAAGTGCCGAGGATTTTGCGGTTTGCGATACCATTCGCTCTTGCTGTACGGTGATAGCTTGAAGACTGACGCGAATACTTTGCCCAAATTGTTCTGTTTGGCGCTGGCTACGGTTGATCGCATTTGTGAAATTTGCCGTATTCAGCGTCAAATCAATATTTAATCGACCTAATGCGCCAGCCATAAAAACTCCTTAAAACAATAAAAAAAGCCCCAATAAAGGGGCTATCGATGTGCTAAGATTTGATCTGTGACCGTATCCCACCTTTCTTCTGTGGTTTTCTTTTGCCATATAGGCATAAAATCCATCAATTCAGGCGGAGACGTTTTCGGATCACGATTTATCATCGCAAGAAGATGCGCCACTTGTGCCATCCGATAATCCTCTCGCCATAAACCAAAGGGTTGTTTGCGATAAAAAGCTTCATATTCACACAAGTGGCTTTCGGGCATTTGCTCGATTTCCGCGAGGGTTTTTCCCAATGCCAGCGACAATATCAATTGAAATTGTCGCCGTTCTCCAAGTTTTTTTCGCTATTCCCCGCTTCTGCTGTAAACACCGCATTAGAGAACCCTTGTCCTAAACGATTAAGACCTTTTAAGTCTTCTTCATTTTCTGCATCAAAAAGCAGTTCCCCTTTTTCATCACACAACTTAAAAGCCAACATTCTGGCGACATCATATTCATCGTAGACACGATTTATCGCCTCATTAAATTGTTCGGGATCGTCTTCGTCTAAATAAATGTCCTGCGCCTCAGCGAGCTTGATTTTAATTTGGCGAAGTTTGCGCTGAATGTAATTCATGGTGCCAACATCCAGCTCTTTGACATAAAAGGTGTTGTCTAAATAGGTAAAAGGCGTCACTTTCAGTGCTTGGTTTAACACTAATTCACGCAATAAAGCGTTAGACATAATCACTCCTAAGATTTTTTATTGAGAAGGGAGAAGAGAAATAATGAAAGAGGTGAATTAGGGGTTATTTCTTCACATTCAAATAATCACGGCCAGACAATTTAATCGAGATCCCCGAATCCATCATTTGTCCTACACTGCCATCAATATTCATGCCCGTTTCGACGGAGCCGTAATAAAACATGGAGCCCTCATCTCGTGTTAAGACCATTTTCACCGCAAATTTTTCTTTGCTGTTTTCATATTTACGCAAGAGTCGCTGCACCTCACTGGAGCTATAACGTAAGAAAAAGGTCAATTTAATTGAGCCGTATTCCGTATCGCCGGATTCATATTCCTTGCCATCACTGCAAATGGTGGTGACATCAATTTGTTCGGTTGTCGAACCGTCTTTGCTAAAGCTTTTCACCGCACAAAAGTTATTAGACCATTGAATACGTTGTGCTTTGGCGTTTGCAAAATCCGTGGGTAGTGTTTTATCACTCCAATCCACTTCGTCGCACAGGGTCACTTTGTTGCCATCAACCTGTGCAACAGGAAAACGTCCATCTAACTCCCCGAGTCCCGATAACATAATCATGTCATCGGCTTTCAGCTTATTATTGGCGATAGTAATAGTTGCGGGTGATAACGTCGCTTCCGTCACGGTCATCGCCTCCCCTAAGCCGGTTTGCACAAAGATCTTCGTGCCGAGGAAAGGCGTCGCTTTATGGTTTTTTGACTTTGCCATATCCATTCCTTATTTATCTGATGAAATCATTAATTCAAGAACAAGCCGATGCAATTTGACATCCGCTTCATACCCAAAGACCGCATTCACCCGTTGTGCAAATGGGATCGCTTCAACAATCTGAGCCTCAATTTCTTTACGCAATACCATCAGAGGTTGTGGCTGTGACGCATACACATCAAGTTGCACGCGATAGTTGTCTAAATCCGTATCCTCCAGCGCACTGTTAGGTGTGATGCTGGCAAACTGGATCACAATGGCGGGATAATGCCCTTTGCCTTCGGGTAATACCTGAAAAAAAACCCTTCCATCGACAAGCGGTGAAAGGGTCTCTTTTAATTGCTGTATCATGATCTCTACCTTGCTTTTTCAATATCCTCTTTGAGTGTTTGAACAATCACTTTAGCCGTCGCTTCCTTTTTCGCTTCAAAGCTGGGGCGCATAAACGGTTGTGCGGGCATCTTGGCGGTGCCAAACTCAACAAACCACCAATAAAACGGATCATTTGGGTTCAATGCCGCACTTTTTCCCGTTGCCTGTTTAAAGGCAGACACCTTTTTACCCGATAATGATTTCACCCAAATGCGCGTTTTGACTTGTCCATTACGCTGCACTTTCGTTTTAGAACGAATATTGCGCTTGATGGTGCCTTTGCGTCGATGAGGCACCGTTTCCTTAAGGATCGGCACTCGATGTTTGATTTCCTGCTTTAACGCCGAAGCGCCTGCATTCATCGCCTTACGCGCACTTTGATTTCTGGTTTTACGGGCAATGTCTTGCATTCGTTGAGCGAGTTCAGACAATCCACTGATTTTAATCTCACCCATCATTCACGCCCTCTTTGCACATCAATTGAAGCTCACGATGACGCTCATAAGGGTCAATAATCGAAATAATATTAAATATTCGCTTACCCCATACAATACGCATCGAAGTATCAATATCAGCGATATAACGAATAATAATTCGTGTTGTGGCCTCACTTTGTACTTGTTGGGCTTGAAAATATTCCCGCCCTTGATAAGGCATGATCGCTGCACGTACTTTTGTCGCATGATCCGTCCAAATCACATCACTGCCACTGATGGCATCAGGCGCTAATACTGCTTTTTGAATATTAATGGTGTGGCGTAATCGTCCCGGATCCATTAACTACCTCGCCAATTTCGACAAAGCAGTAACAATCGTTCTACTGCTTTATTTTCATATAACGGAATTTCACTTTGGCTGGTTCGATGTTCAAACATGTCCCCCAGCACTAAGAGCATTGCCGATTTCACTTCATAAGGGATATCATCAGGTGATTTCCATGCCGGTTCATCACACCATCTCAAACAATAATTTAATGCGCTTTGTGCATAAAATATAATCTGCTCATCACGATCATCACCGCTGTATTCGAGATGCTGTTTTAATAAAGAAAGAGGAATGACATCTAAGATATTCATGATGTAATACGGGATAGTTACCTACCCCGACCTATTACTTAAGCACTTCTTCCAGACGTTGGGAAAGTCCCTTTAATTAAGGCTTGAGGGCGATAATGGGCTAAGGCTAAACGTTCTTCACACAAAATGGTCAGCATATTCTTCACAAAGTTATCACGATCTTCTCGACTCACTTCGATAACCGCATTCATTCGATCCCATACTTGAGACGCCAAATCAAATGCACCAACAGTAAACTCACCTTGTTTTTGTGCTTTTGTTGGAACAACAGGTAATCCCCACATTACATTTGAAGTAAACGCTTGTGGGCCACCGAAAATATAACGCCCTTCTTTATCTTTCATTAACGCAATGGCATGCCAATCACGAGGATTTAAAATAATACCAGAGGCGCTAAATTCAGATTCTGTTACCTGATAAATGGCATGAGCAATCAAGTCAGCATGCGTGTCGCCCGTAGCACTCAACGTGGTATCATAAGCAGTGGCAACATGGTTAATCCCCGTCAAATTATCCGCTGTACCGTCACCATTGAGTAATTGCTCCTCTTCCACTAATGCTAAGCCATACAATAAGCGGTTATTAACGTAAGACTGTAACTGCACAGCATCATCCATCACTTGGCGAGACGCTTGGATCCAATGAGCAATAGTGATCACATTTGCCGTTTGTTTTTCAAAAGTCAGATTAGATTCTGGTTTCTGTGCCTTTTCTTTCACGGGTGCCGCGCTATTGGTAAACAATTTTTCACGTACATATTCCAGTGAGTTACTGGAAATACGACCTTGTGCTAATAAATCGCGGATAACTAAACGACGCATACCCGGCATAATAATACCCGGTACTTGCATAGGCTGAATGAGAACACCGGCTGAACTCGCATCACTGCCTAATGATTTATTAAAGGTTTTCACTTCATAAGAAGCCTGACTCCCATTCCATGATTTTGTCAGCGCTTCTGCTGCTCGCTCAGAAAAATCTTTTTTCGCATTAGGATCATCAGCGCTCGTTGCCCCTTTCTGCTCTAAATCAAACAGACGTTCACCGGCTTTTTTTAATTCCTCTTGAACTAAGGCTAAATCTGTTTGTAATTGCTTTGAAACTGCGCCAGTAGCTTCAATTTCTTTCTTCTGTGCATCGAAGAGCTCTTGTACCTTTTTTTGTGATCCTTCGATGGCTTCTTGGATAATAGCTAAGTCAGACATATTCTATCCTTTCAGATTAAATGCATTAATTTGGTTAACAATGGATGCGACTAGGAATTGTTGAGTGTCATCGGACTCACTCCGAATAGCGGATTTGAAGCGGGAAATAAAACCGACTGCCTCTGATTTTGATAAACCGGCTGATTCTCTCAGCCAATCCTCAATATCTCGGATCGTTAATAACCCATCGATGCTCTTGAGTGATGAAACCTGTGCTTGGTCATTAGCGGGAAATGTACAAATACTGATTTCACGTAACAGGGAGATGTTTTTAAAAATACGACCTGAAGGTGTTCGCTCAAAGTCATTACGCAGACAACCGAATCCGATAGAAAGCCCGTCAACCGTGCCATGCTTCATTGCCGCTTTTAGATCTTGAGCCGCACTATGACCGGGTGTCAGTTGTCCTCTCACTCGTAATCCTTTTTGATCTTCCTCCATGTACTCCCATTTCCCCACAGGAAGCTCCCAGACTCGATGGTTATAAAACATAGCGACTTTTTGTTTTTGCTTATCTAAAACATGCTTAAACGCACCGGGTAAAATAACGTCACCGTCGAGATCTTGATGACTAAATACGGAGGCATAACCTTCGAAAACGCCTTGTGTGCCATCTCCCGTAAATTTGATTTCCGCTTCATCAAAATTCAGTGTTTTTCTAATATCAGGCATTGAACCCCCATAAATAATTAAGCCCCACTTTCGTGAGGCTCTTTATCGAGTTGGTTAATCGGTAAATATTGTGCTTGCCGGTAAGCGACATCTCCACCTTCAAGAGGAGGATAATTATCAAGCCGTCGCATTTCATTAATGGTTCTTAGTCCCGATTCTCCCATCGCTTTCATAAACGCGGCGCGTGAAGTGGAATCGCCACGCAATAACCCATCAAGATTATGTTCAGCATGGTATTTTCCCACTTCGGGTGGTTTTAGAAGCCAACGTGCAATGCAATTTTCCCATCGAGAGATATAGGGTTGTAAGGTGTATTGAAGAAAACCTAAGTTTTGTTGCTCAATACCTGTTCCCCAACTTGTTGATTTTTCAACATCACCGACTAAGTGCGGTGGAACCCCAAAGAAACGGGCCAATTCACTGACTTGAAATTTGCGGGAAGACATTGTTTCTGCATCTTGAGGACTAACACCAATATCTTGTGCTTGAAATCCCCCTTCTAAGATCCACAATCGTTTTTTAACGGGGCCACCCGCAATTTCTTTGAAATTCTCTTCAAGTTGGCTACGTTGCTCTTTATTTAATACCTTATCACCCGTTGTTAGAATTTTAGGAGACTTAGCCCCATTGGCATAAAACTCACGTTGTTGATCTTCCATCGCAACGGCCGTGCTTGCTGTCTTACACGCATAAGCAATAGGCGACAATCCAACTAACCCATTAAAACCAAACCCTTTTAAATGAAAAATTTCGTGTTGTTTAAATTTCGCAAATTCATGATCACGCTGATATTTATAGATAATATTCTTCCCCTCCATGCGCACATCCATATTGGCAGACAACAGAGGAAGCAAGCTGATCACATCACCGACTTTATTTCGCTCAATCAACGCGAAAGCATTACCATAAAAGCAAAGTTGCATAGTCATTGCCTCTCGGAATTCTTGAGCCGTCATATATTGATTGGGCGAATATCGCAGTAATCGAGCCAATGGGTGACTTAAATCAACTTTGGTTCTATTTCCCTGTTTATCCGTTTCGAACACATCCAGTGGCAAACAAGCCGTTAACGTCGAAATTAAGCTAACACAACGCCAAACCGTGGATATTTGGAGTATTCGCTCATCATTTACAGAAGAATCACCAAGCGAGCCTTGCGCTGAGATAACGCCTGATTGTGAACCTTGTTCAGGTGTCACGAGTCTTCCCCCAACAAAGAAGGAAGCCAGACGCGCAAACCAACCATGATTAGTGCGCAAATCGATTGAATATTGTTTATCTGTCATCACATACTCAATGGGTTAGAGAAAAAATCATTAAGGTTGCCATCATCAACCTCACCTTCCGCAGCACCAATCGCCATTGCAGATGCCACCACACCATCAATTCGACCAGTGCTTTTTTTCTTGGCAAAGACGCGGTTATCTTTTTGGTCAGCCTCAAGCACAGCGGATGCGGCGTTCCATCTCAAACAAGGATTGGTGTGGATCTCAATATTCTTGTCATCAATGAGCTGTTCAAATAGTTCGATAGAGTGTGGCATCCATAGCCCTGAATCTTTGGCTTTGTAATATCCTTGTCCATGTTGGATTAAGGGAACCGTCACCCCCACCTCATCGAGTTTGGGTACAAGGTATTTAATGCGATAAGGATCAAAGGCAATGGCTCTCATGTTGACGTGCATCGCCATCTCAGCAATGCGTTCTGCCACAAATTCATATCTCACCGCATTCCCTGGCGTGGTATGCATAAAACCTTGCCTTACCCATAAGTCGTAAGGCACTCGGTCGGTTTTCGCTCTATCCAATAAGGTGTCTTTGGGTGTCCAAAATTCAACGTAAAGACGTTTAAGGCGAGGGAAATACAGGGCTAATGCGGTTAAATCTTTGGTTCCTGATAAATCCAATCCGCCATAACATTCTTCACCCTGAAGATCATCGAATGTGAACGTGTTTTCACATCGCATCCATGTTTCACTGTTAATCCACGGATTATCGGCATCCACCCACTGACAAAAATTAAGCCGACGAACAATGCTTTCTTTCGCGGGCATACCTCGAGCTTGTGTCACTTGTTCGCGTAAGTAGCGATCAGAAAAGGTGTAGCCCAATGACGGATTGGCTTTCCCCCAGCAAGATTCATCCTTAAAGGGATCATCGCCTTCATCCAGTGAGCAAATATAGGAAAAGAAGCTGTCGTCTTCGATAGTGCCTTCGGCGACTTTTCGACCGTATTCATGGTAGTCATAACACACACTGGTTTTATCATGGCCACTGTTGGTGATCATAAATATCAAAGCTTGCCGCCGACCTTTTGTACCCGCTCGCATCATCTCGACAGCGGTATTATTTTTATGCTCATGAATTTCATCTATCAGCGCACAATGGGGACGAGGCCCTGATTGCCCATCATCTGAGCTAATCGGGCGAAAGAATGAACTCGTTTTCAAATAAGCCAAGTTCCACTCTTTGCCTGTTCCGCCTGATTTGGTGATCCGCTGACTTAATGCAGGAGATTGATCAACCATCGCCACCGCATCACGAAACAAAATCATGGCTTGGTCTTTTTTCGTGGCTGCCGCATACACTTCAGCACGCGGTTCACTGTCGGCGACTAAACAATACAACCCAACGCCACCTGCCATCGGGGATTTTCCTGAACCTTTGCCTGATTCAACGTACACCATGCGAAACCGGCGTGTACCATCAGTCATTTTCCAGCCAAAAATGGAGCCAATCACAAAGCATTGCCAAGGCAATAAAATAAACGGTTTGCCTTCATGTTCCCCGCCATTGAGCTTTAAGACTTTCGCAAAAAAGTCGATCACCCTTTTGACGGCCTCGACATCCCAGACTAATCCTCGTTGCTCGGCTTCGTTTAAGTCTTTGAGATGACGTGCACATGCATGGCGAATATCAGGCCCCGCTAAAATTTTGCCTTGATGCACGTCTTGCGCATATTGTGTTGCGGGATCAACCGAAATATTGGTTGAGCGGATCTTCCTCTTCTTCTCCACCATCCATCTTCACCTTCGAACGAGCGGCGGGGGTTAAACCAAACTCGACTAAATAACTTTTAAAACGGCGATCTGCATCAGCTAACATAGCAACGGCAGGATTCGCTTTAATTAAAAAATCCCCTGATTGCGTTTTTGTGGTGTATGTCCGACCTTCGATGGCAATGGTGTCTCGCAATTGAAGAATATCAGCGTAGATATCACACAGTCGTTCTAACGCCAGCGTGTCAGCCACGGTTAAAACGCCCATTCCATCGAGTAGTAAGGTTAATTTTGCCCACGCCATTTTCCCCCAATCCGTTAAATGTTCGGGTGGGCTTGGAATTTCACGTTTAGGCTGGGGTTCTTTATCGTTGAGTTTTCGTTTTCCCGGATTACCGGTGACCACCTTCAAGTGGGTCGGTTTCGGGCGTCTTCCTGCCATCGGAACCTCCCAGAAAAAAACTTTTCATTTCGCGGTTGTGCACACAAATGAGGGCGCTAGGTAATCAGGGCGAAAGTGTTTGAACTTTACCCCGCCCCCACCCTGTATTCATGGTGTTATTGATGCCAATGAGAATTGGGATCGAGTGGAATGCCATCCGCATTACAGCCAATGACTTTGCCACTCTTTTCGATACGTTGTTTGGTTGAGTTATGATGCAGTTCGCATAAGCTTTGAAAGTTATTTTTATCCCAGAATAAGGCTTGGGCTTTTGCGATACGTTCTTTATTGCCTGATTCAAGCGCCTCTTTAAGACGATGCGGTGTAATGTGGTCAACTACTGTGGCAGCAGTAATGCGCCCTTGCTCTTGGCACATGACGCAAAGTGGATGTTCATTAAGAAATGCTAATCGCACTTTAGCCCAGCGACCACCATAGACATTGCGTTTTTTCATGGTTTATTCCATCACAAATTTTCCCCAATAAAAAAGCCACCAGCGATGAACTGATGGCTATTTATATCAACTCTATCAACACCACTCAATGAATAATATTTATAGAATTGAATATTCTAATCTTAATTAGTTCGGTAAATATTATGTTCTATCAATATATATATTTATTACACAACTAATATATGGGAATAATAAAAAATTAAGAGCCACGTTTAGTGGCTAAAAATCTAATAACTATTAGTAAGTAATATAGTGTTTTTTTAACTCCAAACACCAACTTCTTAGTGTCCGAGATCTCCGAGTCAATGTTTTACTACTTAATGTAAAACACTGTTCCTTTAAAAATTGTTCTGCTGAATCAGGATCTAACTCAGATAGATTATTTACTTCTGCCCACTGTATCCACGCCCAGCAACAATGACTCTGCTCGAAATTTTTTGCTGCTATTTTTAATTTTGTATTATCATCAGCTTCTATTAATTGCTGACCTGAAACGGTTATATTTCTATACTGATCAATAAATCCTAATATTTTTGAAGCATGAAGATAATAATATATATGTCTTTCACTTAACCCCGTATTTACAGTATCCAAGCTATTATCAGACCATTTTTTCTCAACTACTTTAAATACAGTTTCGAGCATATCTGCTTGGGGCACCTGTTCTCCACTAACAGAAGTACTAGCAGACCTGCGTATATCCTTTAAATAAAACTCAGCTGCAGACTTAGTTAAATCAAATATCACTTCATTAGTATTTGTATTCTTTAATTCAAAATTAGTACCAGTTTCAATAACACTGTTTAATAGATAAAAGAAAGATTGAAAATCCAATCCATTTTCTACCATGAATCTCTTGATATCTTTTCTATTTAAAATCAGATTGTAAAATCTATTTAAAATAGGTTCAAAATCAGCTAATTTTTCAGCTTGAAAGGATAATATAAAAGAACCTGGCCTAGCTGCTACTGGTCGTATTTTATCTTTAATATCATGTGCTTTCATCATATGTTGATAAAAAACGTCGAAAGCATCAAAAATGCTTGATACATGATTTAAACCTAAAATACTTTTTTTAGCACTTTTTTCCACATGAATTTCATGTGTAGAATATTCAAATGGTTGACCTAAACAACCACTAGCCAACATAGGAACAACAGAACTAATATACAAACCTTTTCTAGGAAGAGCTATATCATATACATCTTGTAATTCTTTTGTTTTAATGCATACGGGTTTCTCTTCAAAAGATATATTTGCCGTATAAAAAAATGACTGTTCCTGTTCTGTTAAAGCTGAATAAATATCAATCCTTTTTCTTTCTAGCATTTCCAATCTATCTGGTGATATAGGAATAATGAACCAGTCAGAAGAGTTTTTTGAATCACCTATCCAGTACACTAAATAAATTGATGCAACTGTATTTGCTACAGAAAATAGACGAGGTTCATCATAAAATTCATAAACATTACGAATAATTAAATTGCCAAATAATTTATGGGAAATAAATATATTTTTCATTTATTTCTCCTTATACACATTCAAAATGTTTATGAATATTTGAATTTATCCTTAGCCAAACAGTAAAATGGGCTGGATTCTTAAACGTTTGTTTCATCTTACCCATTTTAGCTACGAGCGTACCTTTGGCTATCTTTTTTTTACCTAACGCTTGAGGAAATTTATCTTGGTTATTTTTAGCTCCCTCATAACTATTAAAAAATGATGTACCATAGACACATTCCTGTTGTTCTTGGCTCTTACACGATTTAAGTCTTCTAGGCTCTTCTTCAAATGTTGAGGCAAAACAGGCTAATTCTGGAGGATCACAGATAACTAGTCTAAAAAGTTCACCATCTGCATCTAATGCTTTTTTTGGAGGAACAAATGAAGGATAAAATTCAGGCCACTCATCTAATTCATCATTCAATCTAATATCTTTTTCAACAGAAAGCTCTGACATATCATCAGCCCATGAAAAAACCTACAAAATATAGGTGATTTAATTTCAAATTATTTGTGCAAATATATCAGAAAAATTTTAAATATAAATTAAAAGGTTAATTCTATGTGATAGAGATTCTATTTTTAACTTAAATTTTTCCTCTATACTTAAATTTTTATGAATAATTTACCTTTCAATTCTCCGTATTGCCTCAAGCTGCCCATTTGCCTTATCGAGTGCAGTTAATAAAGAGTCTATCCATAATACTGCTTGACAATATGTTAAGGTGCTGGTGGTAGAGGTACTAACACTGGTTGAGTTAGTGTTTTGGGTATCGCTATACATTGACCGTAACTCGTAAGTGTACTTGAGCAACCCGTCAGTAATATGCTGAGGAACAAGCAAATCACAGGTTGGCTCTTTTTTAAAGATCGTTCTATATTCAATGACTTTCTCCTGTGATTTTGCATCTACTTGAACACCATAGAGGTAGGCTGTGGTCGCTATTTGATTAAACCTATTGAATTGGAATACCTGATCGCTTAATAGTTTTGAGTAACTCTTATTTTCTTTTGTTAATTGCTTATTCTCTGCTATTAACGTATCTCTTTGAGTGATGATGTTTTGTATACTTTTGCCAATATAGCCTCCCACAATGATGCCTACCATCGTGATGACGGCATAGAGTTTTCCGTATTTCATGATTAGTACCGATGATGTGAGAGTGCAATCTGACAGCGTTTTTCTAAACTAACTTGATCTTTAGTACATGAGTTATCAATCAAGAGATAAATACCACCAGCGACGGTGATGAGTAATATGAGGATAAAGCTGATAATGATGATTAAAGGTTTCCATGACATAGTGCTGACTCCACTTCTCGACGACTAACAAGCCCTCGCCAAACCTTTCCACCCGCATATACCCAACGTTTCATTTCTTCACAGGCACCCGCTCTATCACCGGCGTTTAGCTTCTTGAGTAATGTTGAGCGAGAAAATGCGGTTGTACCCACATTAAAAGCAAAGGAATATAAAGCGGCTTTAGTGTAGTCATCGAGTGGTACTTTGATTAATGCATCGACTTGCTGTTGTGTCTTTATAAAATCGTTTTGTAATAACGCATCACATTCTTGTTGTGTGTATCTCTTACCTTGAATAATGTCTTTGCCTGTGTGCCCATAACAAACCGTCAAAACACCTGCCACATCACGATAAGGTTCATAACGCACACCCTCAAAATGGGCTATTACTACTAACGCGATTGCTGTGGCTCCCGCAGTTGTTAGCGCAGCTATTTTCTGTTTGAGAGACATTAAATATCCTTTGGCGCTTTTACCATTAATTCAGCAAGCCTTTTTAACGTTTCGGTCGGGTTTTGTGGGTCAACATGACGAACAAGCTCTTCAAATAATTGAGTGCGTTTTCGTTGCTCTCGACGAGTCATAAAATAAGTAGCTAAACCAAGAACCATGCTAAACGCCATCCCGATAACAAATCCCCATTCATATAATGAGAGACTGGCAAAAAAGGCCGTTAAGCCTGCGGTTCCGTAAGTTACATTGGTTAATTTTTCCATACGCATAGTCACCCCCAGAGGAGTGTCCGTTGATGATTAGTGTGAGAAAGTTAAAAGTGATAAAAGAAGACTTAAATTAAACTAATAATTTAGATTAATGTAACTAACGATCGTGATAATCAATAGCTTAATCATGATAAGGAGAATAAATGAGTAATTATTCAAACTTATTTCAAATAATAAAAATGAGAGTATGCAGAAATAACAAAGAGTCAGATTCAATGCTCGATATGAGAAATGATCATAGAAGCAAGCAAGTGTGGCATAGAATTGAACAAATTTTTATCCTTGAATGTTTGTTAGATGAATACCGAAAGAAACATGGTTCTCTGCACTCTCCTCTTGATGGTAAAAAAGCATTACATCATATGATATTAAATAAGACTAATTGGCCTCTTAGTGAAATAAAGGCTCTGTCATTTAATGACTGTATCCTAATCATTACTGAGTATCTGAAGAAAGAAAATATACATCCTGATGCCCAAGATTTTTTAAATCGTATGAATTTGCCAACTAACTCTTATCCTCTTGATGACTTTTCAGAAGAGGATTGGGCACCCAAGGAAAACGCGCCATTCCTTCAAAAGGATAGTGAGATATAATCTCAAGTTCATTATCGATATCTTTAAGCTGCTCTAATAGAGCGGCTTTATCTTTTTGTAATTTATTATATCGAGCAATAAACAGTCTCTGTTGTGATAACCAATCTTCTAGCTCCAACGTATTTAAACCCGGATTAACAAAATAAGGTGTATTATTTTCATTACTCATAACTACCCTCTTATATATAAAATATCACACTAGATATTCAGCAAGTTAAACAGCTTTCGACACATTAAGTGCCTTTAATAAACTTTCAGGCAACTGCTCTTCAAGTGACGCATTAGAAACAATCACGAGACCATGCATGGATATCCATGTATTCGTTTGTTGTAAGTGTCCTTGAATAAATTGCTTCGCTTTCTCTAACCAATAAATACAGCTCTCTTGTGTATTTTTGCGCCAATAAGATTCAATCGCCACCAGCAATGGGTCACCTGCATCATTAATCTTTTGTGTACCGATTCGATATTGCTTTTTCCCTTCAGGAGATGTCGTGCAAATTAATTGTGTCAGCTGTTGAGTTTCACCATCAGCCGTATGGATATTGGCCGTTAAAATGATAGAGGTATTCTTTTCACTGTCTGTTTCTGAGGCATAGTGAAGACTAAACTGTAATTCGCTTATCTCTTTTGACATAAATATTTACCGATTTATTTAGTTAATAAGGTGCCGACTCACAGCTCTTGTGTGAACGGTATAAGTGGGTGTTGATTCTGTGGTCGGCGTAGATGAAAAGGCTACAAAGTAACCTTATTTAATTTAGGGTTGAATATATTAATGAGAATAATTATCATTACATATGTATCGAATTGACAGGTCTGATACGAATTAGTACGACATGACTTACATTGCTTCTTGCGTTTATTTTATATGCCGATATAACTCCTAGCGTATCGGCATTTTTTTATTTTGTTTTGGGTAATTCTTTTATACTTATAATTTAGATATTCCACTCAGATTTGACCCAAGACTGCTATAATTCAAGGATAAATCTAATCAGACAGTCCGCACAGTGCCAAGAGCGGACGTTGGTATGCTAGGGCCCCTCCAAAAGTTGATGATTGGTTTGCAGGGGTGCTTAAAGAAACTGCACTTATCAAGTTGAAGTTCTGTATTCAGCGAAATCGTAGCACTCTGACGATAAGTAACTCCGATACCCCGCTCTTCGATGAAGAACCAGAGTAATCCCCCTCCCCCCGAAAAACCAGCGCATCAAAATTGGATCTTCAGCGGTAGCTTATCGGCTATCGGAAGTACAGGTGTGGATTCGTGGTGAATTGCTTTGATAATAAACGATTAATACGAAAAAACGCATTAATCATTTATTAGCTTTTAGTAAACCACAACTTATTCCGTTTTACATATCATAGTAGTCGATTGGAGAATATAGTTTCTGGGAATGTACTCCTCAAAGTGTTCGTCCTTTTTAAATACATGAACTACATTTGGGAATAATTGATAGTCAACAGGGTGTATAGCGTTTGGATTATGGTACATGTATATGGCTGTACACCATGGTTCTTGATAGTTAGGGTCACTTACATCAGCTGAAAATGGATGTGGGTCTGCATCCTGATCAGTTTTAACACCACTAACGTACACTTTGAATCCACTCGCCTCTACACCTGCAAGAATTCCCATCCGGTTAAACTTAGGTATGGTTGCTTGAGTAGTGAGTAAAACGGCAGAAATATAATTATTTTGTTCTGAGCCAAAAAAGTTCGACTTGATACTTCTATTTTCATCTGTATGTTTTTCAATAGAAATGCCTGACTCAATATCAATCCCGTACAAATAGCTATGCAAGGCTTCGCTTGAGAAGGCCATGGACATTCTTTTTGAATAATCCTGCATTGCTATGATAAATGGTTTGTTCTTTGTATGGTTGAGTTCCCAGTAATGAACTTTCTCTGGCTCAGGGCAATGCCGGACTTTTTTTAATAAACTTCTTGCAAACTTAAAAGGCATGACATTTAGAACATGTTTTCTTAATTCATCCATCTGCTCATCGTTAATGACTTTTCTTTCAAGAGGGGCTTCTGCTTCAGCAATGCTTACAGCCTCTACAGCAATTTCCACTCCAAATTTAGATAGCAGAAAATCTGGTTGATTGTATTCTCTATTCATTTCAAAGTTGAGTTCATAAAATACAGCATTCAAATATAATTCAAATAACCTTGAATTAAATGCGTCACTTTGAAAATCCCTTATAAATATTCCATCAGGGTCTTTGAACCAGTATGCAAGTTCCTCAAGAACAATATAGGCAGGGAAATGAAGAGGGTCTTCGAGGAGCATTTTTATATAAATGTTCCTTTTTTTCTCTGGGACTTTACTCAAGAATAATGAAAAAGGTTTGGTTGATTCATCGCCTTGCATGAATGTACCGTTCTGGTGCTGCGCCAGCATCTTTGGTATGTCATCGTTTAAATTATTAAGCAAGACATCCATTGAATCAAATGAAGCCAAGACGTTTATTGCTCTGAATTTTTTATCTAAATCCCGACCCAATACTATTGCGTTAAAATCTTTATCAATATTGCATATAATTATTGTGGATAACAATGTTATCCCATCCCCCTCATATTTAAACCAGCGTATCTCCTCAGAGAATGTCTTAAGGTAAGGTGAGCGACCGTAAAAATAAATATCAAATTGTTCTTTGCTGATCTCACTGAAGTGTAATCCTGCGTTCATACCAATTCCTTTTCAATGAATAATTGGCCTTTAGGAGTGATTCCCTTTGTCTTTAATTCAGCTCTAACTAGTTCTTTAATCCAATTGCCTAAGCTCATCATGCAGTTGGATCATAAGACAATGCCCTATAGTGCTCGTGATACTATAGGGCATCTGACCACACTGTTAACTGGAGTAACGACTATGGCAGGAATACAGCATAACCAAACTCACCCCAAACTTACATAGTGCTTTCTGGCCGTGAGCATAACAAGGTCCGCTCCTCGCTCAAAACAGCCATTTGAATTTTACATGTGGACAGGTTCGTTGGCCGCACTCAGCCAGCCGGGTCATATACTGATGTATGTTCCCTGTCTATCTTTCCTTGCCGCCTTCCTGCATCTTGAATTACGTTGGATATAAAGAGCAGGGCATTCCGGCATAAACTCTGAATGCAGGCTTAATACGGTTTCATCCCGAGCTGTTAGCTGCAACTTGAAAGCTATAGGGTATATGGTATCGTACGCGTCAGAAATACCTTTAAGAGAACCTTTCACGGTGGAAAAAAAGAAAACCTTCCTGCAGCAGAAAAGCGGCTTGCACCCGCGTAACCGTCATCGTTCACGCTATGATTTCCCGGCGCTGATCGCTAGTTGCCCCGCACTGGAGCCGTTCATCAAGCCGAACGCTTGGGGCGACATCTCGATAGATTTTGCCGATCCTGCGGCGGTTAAAATGCTCAACCGTGCATTACTGCAACATTTTTATGGCATTGAACACTGGGACATTCCCGCCGATTATCTGTGCCCGCCGATCCCCGGGCGTGCCGACTATTTACACCATCTGGCCGACCTGCTGGCGACCAGCAACGGCGGTGAGTTCCCTCGCGGTAAAGGCGTGGCAATCCTTGATGTGGGTGTTGGTGCCAACTGTATTTATCCGATTATTGGCCTGCGTGAATACGGCTGGCGTTTTACCGGTTCGGAGATTAATCCGATATCGCTCAATTCGGCCAAAATGATCGTGGAGATGAATCCGACACTGAGAAACGGCGTGCGCCTGCGTTTACAAAAACACCCCGAATGTATTTTGAACGGCATCATCGGCGTGGCGGAGAAATTTGATGCCACACTGTGTAATCCACCGTTCCACAGCTCTGAACAGGAAGCGCAAGCCAGCACCCGCCGCAAACTGCACAAACTGGGTAAAGGCGAAGTAGCCGACACGCCGGTACATAACTTTGGCGGCAAAAATAAAGAGCTATGGTGTGAAGGCGGTGAAGAAGCCTTTGTGCGTAAAATGGTAGAGGAGAGCCTTAGCCTGGCGCAAAACTGCCTGTGGTTCACCTCGTTGATTTCTAAAAGCACTACCTTGCCTTCGATTTATCACGCCTTGAAGCTGGTGGGTGCGGCCGAAGTCCGTACCATTGAAATGGCGCAGGGGCAAAAAATCAGTCGCTTCGTGGCTTGGACTTTTCACGACGCACAACAGCAGGTCGCCTGGGCGACAGAACGCTGGCGTTAATTTCCCTGGTGCCAGTTATTTAACCGGCACCGATAAAACTTCGTATTTCCCTTTCAATTTCTGCATGTTGCGTTATTCTCAATATGCCTTCCAATACTACAAATCTTAAAAAAGTTATTTATTCAAAATACAATAGTTACCTTACTTAGTTGATATTTTAATCCGGTATATATACCCAACGTAATTCAAGCTGTAGGCTGAGCGCAACCTACAGTTTGAATGAATAAGGGTATATGATCACATTATAAACACATTAAGGAAGATGCATTGTTCGGAGGAAATCATTCATGCTTGGAATGACGCAAGGAGCAGCTTGTTTGAGTATACATCCCATGAGCCTCCTTTCCTCCCCCTGTTTTAAATGACGGGCAGAACTGGCAACCTCATAATGTCGCAGTACTCACTGAGGCATTATTCATCGAATCCGTTTCTGCTAAAATCTATCGTACTTGAAGAGGATCGGAAGTAATTCACGGTCAAACAGCTTAGCCAGCCCCCATTTATTGGTGCTTAGAATTATTCGTAATCCTCTATCAACAGCGAGAACATCAGGTGGGGGCTGGGTAATATAAGTGGCAGCGACAGTGTATTGATAACCTGTTTTTTGGTCAACTTCATCATTTATGCCTATGTTGGGTTAATCAGATTAACCTTCTCGATAAACAAGGTCCTCATTCCCCGACTGTGAATGTTCGCTCTTCGCTCAAACCAGACTGTCCACTCTAATTATGTTCGACTTACAAACCTTGTGAACTCAACTTTGAATTAGTGAAATTTAAACCCCTCACAAAAACAATTAAGGCTACACATTATGCGTAGCCTTAATCTTATTTACGTTATCTAACTCAATTATCTTTTGTCTTTATTTTCTATCGCTATTGTTTGCCGTTTTTCTTCTTCCGGTAACTCATACTCAATAGCAATAGTCAGAAGTCCACTTGATAAATCAGCTTTTTCTATTTTAACATTTTTACCGAGGTCAAACTGCAACGTAAATTGCCCTTGAGATATGCCTCGGTGGATCCATTTATCATTGTCTTCTTCTGATTTTTCTTCTTTTTTCCCTTCAATCAATAAACGACTGCCTTTTAATGAAACCGATAGGTCATTTTCTTGATATCCAGGCACACTCACTGTCAGTTCATAGTTGTTATCATCAATCTGTTTCAGGTTATAAGTCTGTACAGGTGATGCAATGGGCTTACTGCCTGTTAACTGACTAAACAGGCGATCTATCTGATCAAAACGATTTGAAAGTAAGTTGTCAGATAATGTTGGGAATAATGAAAAAGGTTTAATGTTAGGCATATAACTCCTCCTTCAGTATTTAGTGAATTATGGGCGGTCTCTTATTTACCCAAAATATAAATATGAACGAGCAAGTATTTTTCAAGCCCTAAAATCTAAATTTTTTATCTTTAACCAATATAAGATTGTAGATAGCAAAAAACCCCGCCGAAGCGAGGTTTTGTATATTCAACTATTTAATGCTTAACTCATTTGAGCTGTCATCACACTTTTGCAAAAGATACATTTTGCGCCGTGTGGATTGTTCACTGTGACATCAAATTGTGATGTTCTATATTGTGAACCGCTACAACAAGGGCATTTAAAATAGAGGCGAATAGTAATAGCGCCTTTAGAGAGCCACCACGTTGCCTGCTGCTGGGCCTTTCATACCATTTTCCATGGTGAATGAAACTTGTTGGCCTTCAGCTAATGTTTTGAAGCTATCACTTTGGATTGCAGAGAAATGTACGAAGACATCTTTGCTGCCATCAGCTGGAGTAATAAAACCAAAACCTTTACCTTCATCGAACCATTTTACTGTACCAGTCATTGTATTAGACATAGAATTTCCTTTAATTTATTTAATTTGCCATAAGGCATATGCGGTTTGTTTTGTATTTTTACTTATGGGAATTAATTAGAAGGAATTCACAATGAAGAGGTATCAAGGATAACGCTAAACGGGAACAACTTTAAACTTACTAACATAAATAGGTCTGTACTTCCAAACCAGTGACGCTATTAAGCCATAGAAAAATGCAGATAGCAAACTTTATTTTTTAACGATAAATCAGCTTAAATATGCCCCTAAAAAACACAACCCCGTTATACTCACGAGGTTTTTAATTGATAAGAGGTGTAACATCAAAACCATTATCAACACAATATATTGTGTTTTGTAATTACGCAAGACTATAAATATGGTGTTTTCTAATTATTTTATCCATATCTAATTTTACGTTATCAACCGATAAACACCCTTCAATAAATCCTTCCGCTGTCTGCAATCGCTTAGCCACTTCATTATGCGAAATACCAAGTTTTGAAGCCATTGAACGCAAAGGATAATTCTTCACATAGTACATAATAACCAATTGAAACAAGTAACTATTATTTACCTTTAAATGTAATACCGCTTTATTTATTTTCAAGCCATCATCATCTGAACATTGCTCTCGGCTTCGCCTTGAGCTTGGAATTAATCCTTTAAAACCTGCGGCAATTGATGAGTAATCGATACTATTCCCCTCATTAGCTGACCACGCTCCCCAACGTGATAAAACTTCCTGCATATCTCTCATACTAATACTCCCCGTGCCGTATACACGTTAAACCAACGCCCCCATTCCTAATGAACGGTTTAAAAAAGAAAATAACAATTCGATTTGGTTACCATAATTGGCTTCCCACAATTTTGGATCACGATGCAACTCATCATGATGTTGCCGACATAATGGAATAGTGAATAAGTCATGTGCTTTCGTTCCCATGCCTCCCATACCATGGCCGATGATATGATGTGGATCATCAGCTTGTTGTCCGCAAACACAACAAGGCTGTGTTTTTACCCATTGAAGCCACTGGGAATTCTCCCAACGGCGCATTTTAGGTTTAAGAAGAAATGAGGCTGGAGGTTCAGGATCGACAGTCACATTAATAACGGGGTTTATAGCATCTAAACGCGCATTCATTGCTGATAGTGCTGTCACTTCATTTGGAACAATATCAGCTTCAGGAAAACCGCCATGCACCCTGCGCTCTTTAGGTTTATCAGGCCAATTTAGAATACGACGCAATATGGCATCAGGTAATTCATCAACCAGTTTATGCATCACGGCAAAAGCAAAAAAATCAGGTATCGTCAGCGAATGGCTATCATCTAATCTCAAACGACTGCAAATAGTGTCTATCATCCAAGCAATACGATTTTTATACGCTAATTCAGCAACCCACCCCGCCGATGAATTACGAATATGATTATCATGATACCAACAGGTTCGTATCACACCGTCTTTATGCCATGTGGTTGTTAATTCATGATGATGATAACTGTCATGCTTATTGTTAATCTGGCAGCAATGGATATTCCTGCCTATCCACATATTCATCGATGCCAACCCGCCCATAGCTTGGATCACTTTTTCATTATTCAAAAAGCTAATAATGTCCTTGTTATTCAATAATGGCTGTTCATTCCCTGTTAATGCACCAGAAGGCCATTTATCTAAACTTTTTGGTACATCACTAATAATCACGCGAGAATGTTGTTTAAGTTGCTCAAGCAACTCCGCTTCAGGCTTCAATAAAACAACGCCAAGATCGGGCTGAATATAGGGGGTTAATAATAATTTCATGCACTCACCTGTTTATTCAGCATCACCATACGGATCAATTCATCCGTTTTACTTTCAAAGAAATGGGGTTGGGTTTCACGAGGATTATTAGGGCTGGTCATGTTCTTCCCAAACTGACAACCTCGAGCAGTCACTGACCAGAACTCTTTCACTTTGTTTGCGGTTTTCGTACTTGGGCGTGATAAGCGCTCAACAATACCGAGATCGGCTAATCGTTTATAAGCTTGCTGGGCTGAAATAGGTAATTGATGTTTTCTAATCAGTGTTGATAAAGCTACTGTTGGACGACTTGAACCATCCATTGATCCGCTTGGTGCATCAATCGCATACACAGGGGCTAATTCGGGTAAGCCTGCCATGGCTTGTAATTTTTGATACGCCCCTAATTTCGAAGAGTTTGAGAAATTCAGGCTCTTTGCCATCGATTCAAGCAATATAACCCCTGCTTGAACTTTATCGGCTAACTTTTCGCCGTGTTGCTGTGTTATCAATGCATCAAAAGTACGGATCACTTTTAAATGAAATGATGGGCTTATCCACATTGCATAGGCATACACTAATTCTTTGCAAACGTAAGTGCCTTGGTTAAGCCCACCAACAATAGTCACAATGGGAACCGCTCCTGTGATCTCAGGAGCGGTTGAAATTTCATCAACCAACTCTTTAGTTTGAGTCAAAACACTCCAATTCGACGGTTGATGCCGTTTTTCACCACCTGAGACTCGATGAAGATCATTTAAACAATAACGCCCTGCGGTATCTCGACGAATTTGAACACCATCAATAACAATTAGTCCATTCATGTTATTTTTCTCCACTCTCGTTTATAGCAAAACGTCCTGAGCAACTTGTTCCGCGACTTGTTGCCAAATACCTCGCCACGCAGCTAAACCTGCAACCTCATTCATTCGGCCTAGACCATTTTTCTTAGCCTGAATAGCGGCTAATTCTTGGATTTTATTTTTAGGTTTCCAACCCGTACCCCAGATGAGCCGGAATGTTTCATCACGCTCTACGGAGTCGATTGTGATTTTTTTCTTACCCGCCAAACGTAAGGTTAAATCATCCCATTGAGCCCTGAGTGTACGAGGACACTGAACATTCTTTTTCCAAAAATCATCTTGCGTAATTCGTTTATAGAACTGGCAAATTTCTTTGTGAGTATGCCCATCAATCGTTGTCATTAAGCGAATATCATTAGCCCAATCAGTGAAATTTGGCTCTTTAGGCGTTTTTAATCCCATCTCTTGAAACACTTCGCATTTACGACTGAATAGCCATTTAGCGCACTTCAAATCGTCAGCAGAGCCCCATTTTTGAAAGTTGGCGCTATAAATAACCGCCTCTGGATAACGTGCTAAAAAATCCATTTTCAGCTGGTCGCTGAATGCGTCAGAATTCTGCGACGAAGAATAATTTATTGATGGATCATATTTTGAAGTTACTGATGGATCGCCCTCAGGAGCTGGCGGGTCAAAATCCCTATTTTTGCTCGATTTTGAGGGAACAGAATTTGATGCAACAAATTTTGATGGGTCAACTCCTGATGCATCAGGTTTTGACACGTCAGATTTTGTTGGTTGAAAAAGCGCTTTCTTTGCTGATTGGTATAGTTTCTCTACATTCAGCTGATAGATATTGCTTGCGTTGCGATTGCCTTTTCTACGCTTTTCGCTGGTTAACCACCCTTCTTTTTCCAACTGTTTTATTGCTGTGCGCACCGTGCTTTCACCCGCACCAATTTGGCGAGCAATCGTCACAACAGAAGGCCAACAAATACCTTCGTCATTAGAAAAATCAGCTAATCTTGCCATGATAGCGACTGATGTGAGTTTTAAACCTGCATGGGCGCAACCATCCCAAACATAACTAGATAATTTAACACTCATAAGAGGCCTCACTTAACTCGGGTATATCTCTCTTTAAATCTTTGAACTGGCTCGCATTGTTCGTATTCACAACCATCAATCATAAAAATAACGCGCTGTTTTTCTCGGTCATAACGAATGACATGAACAAGGAGTCCTCGAGGGTTTCTGTAATAGCGATCAAGACGATTGGGATCTTCATTTCGCATTGCATTTTCCTCCACTCAAGAAATAGAAATCAGCCCATGACTTTTTCAGTGTCCTCTTATCTACCAAATCGATATTTTTTCGGTAGTTGTGTGATCGATTGTCACTCGGTATGCTTTCTACATAGCGAAATGTTCCCTCTTTAGTTAAGGGTAAACAGCGAAATTGCTTTTTAGGTATTAAATGCGCTAATCTACTCATGCTTATTTCTCTTCACATCATTGAAATTGGCAACCGAAGCCAAAGGCCGTATACCTTTGGCTTCACCCTTTCTTAGTCGCTTCCTGTTTTTCACCGTATAACACTTTCAGCGAATCCAAGAATCCAATTGCATATGCAAAAACTTTCCCTGCTTTTCGATAAATACGCCCTATTTCTTCATCCGTTAAAACACCATCAACAAGGCTTTCTTGAATTAAAACGGCGAGTGAACCTTGCATAGCAGCCAATGTCATTCGCATATCAAATAGCTCTACTTGATCTATCTTTTCCGCTTCTATTTTTGGTAATGCACTCATGCCATGACGATCTAGATGATATTCCACCAGCAACTTAGTGCCCGAAATGTCTTCCATGGCTTCTTGTTCATCAATATCAAAGAAACGACAGCCATTTTTTTCGTATAACTTGTTATTAAACGTCTCGAGTGACATACCTAAAGCCCCTGCCATAGCAGAACGTCCACCCGGCAGTGCTTTGCACATTTCTTTAATAACTTCTTTAATTGAATGTTTGCTCATATCTACCTGCTCTATCTTTTATTGGTAGTTAATTGCCTTATGCTGTTTTGGTATTTTTTCTATAAAGTTCAGGGTTATATTTAAGTTTTCCCTTGGTGATTTTTTCTATTTCATACGCCCTTACTTTAGGAATGATATATCCCCAACCACATACCGAAGGATGTTTAATACCGAGGGCTTTTGCTGTTTTACACGTACCACCAAAAAACGTGATTACATCTTTTTTCTTCATTTGTAATCCTTTGGTAAGTGAATAATTCACACGCATATAATGTAGGATATCTTACATTTAAATGTCAAGATTCTTACATTTAGAATGTGGTAGGCTTTCCTACATGAAAGAAATGAGCGAACGAATTAAACAAAGACGCCTTGAGCTGAAAATGACACAACAGGCTCTAGCTAAAAAAGCTGGAGTCAATCGTGTAACTGTTACTGGTTGGGAAAAAGGTGACTATCAACCCAATGGCGCTAATCTTCAAGCATTAGCGAGTGCTCTTGAAACAAGCCCTATTTGGCTTGTTGATGGAAAAGAAGATCCTATTTCTAATGTTTCGTTTTTAAAATTTAATAGATCTAGTGGTGAATACCCTTTAATTAGCTGGGTAAGCGCTGGGAATTGGTCTGAGGCCGTAGAGCCATATCATAGAAAATCAATCGATACATGGTATGAGACAACTGTGCATTGTTCCGAAGAATCATTTTGGCTAGAAGTAAAAGGAGATTCTATGACCTCTCCTTCTGGACTAAGTATTCCTGAAGGGATGATTATATTAGTAGATCCCGCAGTAGAGGTTGTTAGTGGCAAGCTAGTTGTCGCTAAATTAGAATCTGAAAATGAAGTTACATTTAAGCAATACATTGTAGATGCAGGCAACCATTACTTAAAACCATTAAACCCTCAATACCGCTTAATACCAATCAATGGTAATTGTAAAATTGTGGGTGTTGTTGTAGATGCCAAAATAGCTCATTTACCATAATTTCCTATCTCATTGATAAAAGGATCCTCTTCGGAGGATTTTTTATTACCATCACATACCAATGTAAGTTTTCCTACAAAAACACTTGACACACCAATGTTGGTTATCCTACATTTTAAGTGTGCGGTGTAGGATGAGTTACATTATGATTAATATCTAATTCAATTATGTGTGTGAAAACACCTTAATAAAAATTTTCATGTGAAGAGAAATAGTTTCTGTCTGTTGGGAAACAGTAGAAACAGCCACAACTTGAGGTAAGCAATAATCAAGTTCAATAATTGAAACATAAAAAATAAGCCTTTATTTACCATTAACCAACATCAGGGAAATTTAATCTCGATTAATTCGAGAGGGATCTTTATTACTTAAATTATGTGGAGAGAATAATGTCTTATATTGCAACTGCAACGAATAAGCACTTCTATTACCTCGATGTACGGATCGAGGATATAGATATTCAAGACATTGCGACGGGTTTAGCTAATGAATGTCGCTTTAATGGGCAGATTGATAATTTCTATTCTGTTGCTCAACACTCGGTATATGTCAGCTATTTAGTTGCACCTGAATATGCTTTAGAAGCCTTACTTCATGATGCCAGTGAAGCCTATGTAAAAGATCTGTCATCACCGCTTAAAAAGCTATTACCTGAATATAAGGAGATAGAAAAAAGAATTGATGCTGTTATTCGTCAAAAATATAACTTGCCACCCGTGATATCGGACGCTGTGCATTTAGCCGACTTAATGATGTTAGCAACTGAAAAACGAGATTTAGAAATTGATGTGGGTAGCAATTGGCTAATGCTTGAAGGTATTCCTACGAGTGATTTTATTGTTAATCCATTAACCCCACTACAAGCCAAAGTTTTATTTTTACGTAGATTTAATGAATTAAGTAAAAGGAGCTAAATAAACAGTTCTAAAAAGTTTAAATAAATACCACCAGCATTATTAACGTCTATTTAAACTGTATACGGCAGTATGGAGAGAAAATATGTCAAGAATGGTGACTCTTGAAGCGTGGGCAAGGTTGGAATTTGGAGATGCCTCTCCTTGCATGACGGTATTACAAAAATACGCAAAGAATAACCTTATTGCACCACCCGCAATGAAAGTTGGCCGCAAGTGGATGGTTGATAGAGAAGCTCGTTATGTGGGTTATCTATCTCTCCCCCAAATTCCTACTAAATCAACGGAACGACTTAAGAGGATAATTACAGATGGCTGCCCGACCACGAACCCATAAAATTATTATCCCTAATTTATATCGAAAGCTAGATAAACGTAACGGCAAAATTTATTGGCAATATAAACATCCCATCACTGGTACATTTCATAGCTTAGGCACTGACGAACAAGAAGCGAGAGAAACTGCCATTCAAGCCAATACAATTATTGCTGAACAACATACTCGACAGTTATTAAGTATTAATGAACGGTTATCAAAAATTAAGACAAATAAGTCTGAAATATCTGTCGATATATGGATAGATAAATATTTAGATATTCAAAAAGAAAGATTAGATATCGGTGAATTAAAAATTAATTCTTATCGACAAAAAATGAAGCCTATTAATTTATTCCGTCAGTATTGTGGTACGAAAATATTAAAAGAGATAACCGCATTAGATATTGCTGAAATAATAGATTCCGTCAAAGTATTAGGACATTCAAGAATGGCTCAGGTCGTTCGCATGGTGCTTATTGATGTATTTAAGGAAGCTCAACATGCTGGCTATGTTCCGCCTGGCTACAATCCCGCAAAAGCAACGAAACAACCACGGAATAGAGTGAAAAGAGAACGCATGACATTGGAAGAATGGCGCACTATTTACCAGCAAGCCAAGAATCACCCTCCTTACCTGCAATGTGGCATGTTGCTGGCTTTAACCACAGGTCAGCGGATCGGTGATATCTGTAAAATGAAATTCTCTGATATTTGGGATGACATGCTACATATACAGCAAGAGAAAACGGGGAGTAAGTTGGCCATCCCTCTCTCACTAAAATGTGGAGCTATCAATCTCTCCTTAAGGGATGTTGTTGCTCAATGTCGTGATGCTGTTGTGAGTAAATACCTCGTGCATTATCGGCATACCACCGCACAAGCGAAACGAGGCGAACAAGTCACACCAAATACATTAACCACAACGTTTAAAAAAGCGCGAGATAAATGTGGGTTAACTTGGGAAAAAGGTACTGCACCTACTTTCCATGAACAGCGATCTTTATCCGAGCGACTTTATCGTGAACAAGGAATTAATACACAAAAATTATTAGGGCATAAAACACAAAATATGACCGATAAGTACCACGACGATAGAGGCAAAGAATGGCAAATTATTGCTGTTTAATTGAACAGTTTTGGGGAGGAGTTTTGGGGATATTTTGGGGAAGAATTTTATAGTACAAAAAATAAACGGGAACTGATAAGCTCCCGTTAACTATTTATCAAATCAACAATTACATATGTTTGATAATCGCGTCACCAAACTCGCTACATTTCAGCAGTTTAGCGCCTTCTAACTGACGTTCGAAATCATAAGTTACAGTCTTAGCGGCAATCGCGCCTTCCATACCTTTAATGATTAAGTCAGCAGCTTCTGTCCAACCCATGTGGCGTAACATTATATAAACCCACTACCATTAACCAATTGTTTATTAAGGTATATTTAATTTTTATAGACCTAAAAGACGATGGTTATGACTTTTTATAACTAGTTGATTAACATAATACTTTTATTAGTTTTGATAACCACATATTAAATATATAAATTAGTTCCAATAAATAATTAACTTAAAATAAAACATGTAATTGCATTAAAACAATATCAATGCCTACTCTAAATATAGATAGGTAGGCATTTTAAAAATAAATAAATTATAAGCAATTATTTATTTTTTATAAAACTATTCTGGTCTAAGTTGATCAGCAAAAGGTCCACTGAATGAAAAGGCTAAAACAAAACTAACTCGATCACCTTCTTTCATTGCCCCCCATAAATCATCAACAACACTTTTTGAAGGAACAAATAGTTCATAACCATAACCATCTATATTGATAAAACCAAATCCTTCTCTCTTTCTAATTATAGTTCCTTGATGAACTTTTGGAGAATCCAGTCCACCATCCATATCTCTTATTTCATGTCTATCTTCAAATGAAAATTTTCCACTTCTCACATACTCAAAAATTTCTTTAGCATCTTCGTGTTCTTTTGGAGTCGTATGAATATACGAATATCGTGCAAACCAAAATTGTGCTTGATAATTACGGTCACCAGGAGTGAATGCACGTCTATAATAATAAACTAATTCAGCAGGTTTACTATTTATATAATTTCTTAAAAGTTCAGCATAATGAAAATTAAGATTATGATGTGCTCTTCGACGTTCTAATGCTTTTTCTAAAATAGATTTAGCCTCTTCAATTCTACTTGAAATTAGAAATATAGTAGATAGCCGAATAGCAAGATATGGTTCTCTATCATTTTCTTCAAACGCTCTCTCCATTGCTTTATAAGCAGTCTCATTATCATTAAGTAATTTGGCTAAAGATGCTTCTTGAATATGTATATGACCAGTTGACGGAAATTTTCTTTTATTATCTATGAGCTCTTGCTGAATATTACGAATACAATCATTTATTACCTTATCTGTAACATCTTCTTGCTCTAGTAAATTCTTAAGAGATAAAATCGAAAGCTCAATTAAGGTAGATGATACTAAAGGATTATCTCCCCACTTTTTAACTATTTGCTGAAGATACCCGCGTGCTTCATTAAGTGCCTTGCTTTTTTTGATGAAGTCCGAAGTTTTTTCTGATATATCACGCCAGCATATAGCTAACGAATGTAAGATACTAGAATCATAAGGGGCCATCTCCTGAGCTCGAAGCAAAAGTTCAAGTGATGTTTCAATTCGACCATTATTTCTAAATCGTTCATAATTAGCCATTTGTTGTAGTAAGTAAGGATCATTACCAAAAACTTTTTGCGCATGTATAAATATTGCGTTTACATCATTATAATCAGGAAATAATTCATGAAGTGATTTAGCTTTAATTAAAAGTCGATAAGAATCTTTATCTGAGCTAAATGAAATATTTAACTTACTTAAAATTGAAATATATTCGTTATATCTTTCTTCGTTACTTTTTAATATCCGCCTAAAAACAATTTCAGCAATTTCAGGATGCCTAGCTAAGTAATATATATCACGTTCACTTCTAGCTTTGTTTATTACTACTTTCTCTAATGGTTTATAAAACTTCTCACTAAAATCTTCAAAAGTAACATCATGAATTCGTGAAATTAGCCCAGCTCTGACAGGCACTCTTAGCCTATTTAAAACACAAACCGTTAAATATATACTACGAGCGCTTTCAGGAAAAATATTTGAATATTCATTAACAATTATCTCTTCAAAGGGTTCTCCCATAGTAGCCTCGTGCAATGCTACTAGTAGTTGTCTCCCATGCTTATCCTTTAATTCGTCACATATTTCATTATGAGATTTTTTACTTAAAATAGGTCCTAAGGAATTATGTTTCTCTAATGAGCCAGCAAGTTTAGATATTTCATCCTCAGATAAATATCTTAGTGAATACTTATCAGTTATCAATTCATCTAATGCTTCACATCTCATATTCCATTCATTATGTCTCTCAGTGGTAATTAAAGTAACTTTTAGCTTTTTTGAAATAACTTTTTCTATAAATTTTGTCATTTCAACTGAGTTATTCGCAGCATCATCCCAAAATATAAATATTCGTTCTCCTGATTTACGAGACAGTTCTTCGATATGCTCAGGATCAACACTTCTATCAAAATTAACCCAAATAGGAATCCCAATTCTTGCTTCCATTGTTTTCCATGCTATCTGGCGAAGTAAAACCGTTTTACCTGATCCCGCTTCTCCTTTAATTACATAAAAATCAACATTTACTTTTCTTTCAGACTCTGCTTTTTCAATAATATCACTAAATATCTCATATCCTAACGAGCGCTGAATTGCTATATTCTCAGCTATGGGAGACCAATCTTGGTCAACTCCTTTAAAAAAATCTATTGCATTACAAGCAGGTACAGATATTGATTCTGTTAGTACTTGAAAATCAACTTTAATAGATTGAATTAATTCATCACTTGGTTCCACATTACTATTGAAAAATTTTTGTATGAAATGAGAGGAATTACTAACAGCAAGTGGAAGTATCCTATGATTTTCATCAATTTCAGTACAAAGTTCTTCCATAAATTTTTCAAATGTTATATCTATTGCTGTAATTTTTTTTGTGCCCATAAATCTATTTCGGCCCTCTTCAAATTAGGCTTTAAAAGATAATGCCTCTCCCCATTTGGGGCTTCTCTATGCACTTGTTGTAGAACAGCTCTAATATTTGAATCTTGAAGGCTATGGCCTACAAAAACTATTGAATTCTGATAAGCAAGCTCATATAAATATTTAAATAATCCATTTCTATTTGACTTATGATCATTATATTGTTCCGTAGTTAAAATTAGTGGTAGCTCTTCATCATTAGTTCTTGTTATGCAACCATGCAACTTGATATAAGGCAACTCCCTATCAGAAAAAGTGGCCTTTTGAAGATCTTGCTCATCAGAAATAAAAGTTTTTAATTCTTGGGCTCTTTCATTTACTTGCTGATAGCATGTTTCAATGAGACGATCATAGTTTGTAGAAAAAATAGCAGGCCATTTAAAAAGAGGAATTTGAAGATGAAAATCAGCAGGACTAATTCCCAAAAAATAATCCGCTATAAATTTCTGAATATCCCTCAAACTATATGCAGATATAGCCATTTCAGATACATACATAAGAGATTCATTAGGAAACTCCCCTTCTAAAAATTCTTTATTTAATAAATTTCTTAGATCATTACCCAAGGGAATTTTTTTATTATCTTGTAATTTTGCACCAAACAACGCACCTGAGCCAAGAAATAGAGCTGCTCTTCCTTTTTTAATTTTGTTAATCAATGAAGTAGGTATTGAGGTCATATATTTATCATACTTGGATGCTAGCCAAGATCTTCCATATAAATTTATAATGCAAATAACAATAGCAGATGAATCTTGAATAGTTAAGCAATCTTAACTTATAATCATAAAAATTAATAATGTTTAAATTATACATGAACAACCATTTTTTGATGAAAATGTAAATAGCATATCTACGTATTTTTCTAGGTATATATTCGTAGCAAACATGTCTCAAAAAAAGTGAAATATCATTATATTCAGTACATTAAAAATGTATATTTCAGGTTTAACTTCTAAAAGCTCCTAAAGTTGGTGTGAGCGTATTAGAATTACGATTTAAAAATGAGAAGTTAGATATCACGCACTAATCTCATCTATATATTAGATTTATAACTACCGCTAGCTCAAAGGAATAAAAATGACTAATGATTTAGATGCTCATATAGATAGCAATGTTTGGTATTTTGGTAAATTTGATACGTGGAAAGATGTAATTTTACATTTAATTAATGATGTAGTTAATCAAGATGTTTTAACCGCATTCCAAACTCGTACACCAGAAAATTTTTCACTAGAAAATTTTGAATGGCTCAGTACATTGGTATATAGAATAAATGGTTCTACTGCCGATATACCAAAGTTACTAGAGGAAAGACTATACCAGTATTATCGTGCAATTCGTGCTTATCATGGCACTCGTACCGAAAGTATCTCATCATTCTACGTAAAAGGACTATTGACACTAAATCCAGATGAAGCAAAGGAATCGGTAAAAAATATATTTCTTTCTGAACGATTCCCTGAAGTAACAGATACCATGCTTACAGAAGCTTTTAATTATATAGATTTAAATTTGACTCCACGTGAAAATACAATTTATTTTTTCACTAATCACAAAATGCATTTTTCAGAACGGTCAAAACACTATATTTTATTTGGAAGTGAATATATTTTAAGCATTATTTGTCGCTTAGAAGAAATCACTAGTAAAGATTATAGAACTATTCTTCAAGAAATAGGCTATCCAACTATAATTTCATGTGATATTCCATTAAAATTAATTCCTCCTGAAACTCTTACAAACTTAATAAAACAAGCTTTATATGATGTTTTCTCTAGTCTATTAGGTAGTGATTACAATTATTCTAGAGGGTTCCAAAACTTATATATTAAAGGTAATCTCCCTGCAAAATGCATTGTTAAATGTCATATTATCTCTATCTAATTTTAAATTTTTCAGATTAATATTTAGCACTCAAATTATCCATAGCATAAGCTATCTCAGTGCAATATTTGAAGGTAGAATTACTTTCATGAGTTCAGGTTTAAGATAATTACTTTCTTATATAATTTAATATGATGGTCAATTTTGGTTAAAAAAAAGCCAAAGTTGTAGATTGTAGATTGTAGATTGTAGATTGTAGATTGTAGATTGTAGATTGTAGATTGTAGATTGTAGATTGTAGATTGTAGATTGTAGATTGTAGATTGTAGATTGTAGATTGTAGATTGTAGATTGTAGATTCATTCTTTCACTTTAATTTCATACTATCAACAGTCAATTAGCAATATATTTTTTTATATTGTTGTGTTACATCATATTTTATCAATGTAGAATTATTCAAAGCTTCAATATACCTTGCACTTAACTTATAGCTCTTATTAAGTGTTCTTTATTACTTTTAAGTATTTTGATGCAAATATTTAATGGAGGAATAGATAAAGTTGGATAATGACATTTCATTAATTGAAGTCGAACAGAACACTTCAGATATATATATCCCGTTACAAGCTTGGGTTGAGGGAAGAAAATTCCTTTCACGTAGGTTTTTTGACCAAAACAATATTGATACCCCATCAAGTAACTGGGAAACTTGGTTGTCAATACAAGAATGCTGCGCTCTCTATCAGGTCAATAGTCTTAATTGGGTAGGGCTACATGAAGCTAGGAAGAAAACCGAGTCATTCTTGGAAAATGTGAAAAAAGAGTTTAATGGAAATCTTCCATTTTTTATTCACGAAAAGGATAGAGAAATAATCGAAAAAAAAATTGGCGCTCCTCCGAATCCTTCATTGCCAATTTATTTAATATCATGTTCTGCCATGGATGATACTAATGAACACATTGTTTATGTCGGGAAAACCGTTAATTCTAAAAGATTTATTGGTGGTCACTCTGCTGCATTAAAGTTACTAGCCCCCAAATATAATAATATGAAGAAGCGGATATATAGAGCTACCCCTTGGTTTTATGATGGTAAAGACTATATTTCACTTGATTGGATTAATACAACATCATTGGCTATAGAATTACTTGACTTTATAGAGTCACATCTTATTTACAATCTCCAACCGGAACTCAATACATCGAAGAAAAAAAACGAAGATACACGATATTCTTTTTATCTTCACATTCAGAACTTTTTATCAACAGGCTTCCTTAATGATGAGTTTTTATAACATTATTACTATTTAACATAGTGGAATTCAACTACGTCTGCTTTTGACACAAGACGGACTACTGGCTCAATATAATTTTATGCTGTAACAGCAGCAATTCTAATTTGAGCCAGGATAATTAAATATTAAAGTAATTCGTCATTTTCACCCAATCCGAATCGCTCCTTCATCTCCTCTTCTTTTTGTCTGCGTTCCTCTTCCGCTTTCTGCGCGTCTTCAAGCTCACGCATTCTCACGTTATAGATTGATTGCTCTGGCATCTGTACACGAACAGAGATAAAACGACCAGTTGGAATATCTATCGGATCACCGTCATTGAAGCCGTCAATTGTATTATTGGCAAACTCAGGCGCATTAGGGTGAGTACGGTGATACGTTTTAACTAGAATCGAACCGTCTTTGTTGATTTTAGAATTAACCCAAATGAGTGGTTGTTTATTTACATCGAGTGGAATTTCAATACCGCCATCGACACCGCCCCATCCCGCATCTGAGTTAAAACCAAGTACGCCCTCGATAAGATACTCACCCTGAGCTACTCGAGTAACCATAGCGCCTTCGGATTCGTCGTTAGTTGTAAATGTACCGTCAGGATTGATGTCGATGATTGGGGAGGCGCGTTTAATAAAACCATTACTATCTACCGTTGTATTATTTGAGCTCCACAAAGTTCGCCATGGCGTTTCTGTATCAACAACGTTATTTGATAGACTAAATCTAGCGAGTAAATTACCTGATGTATCCATAAATAGCATTGCACGACGATTTCCGCTATATGTAGATTGCCAGCCGGCGCCATTACTTGGAAATCCTGGTACCCCTGCTGATGGGGAACCATAAAAACAAGATATCTTTTGAGGCATACTTTCTCCCGCCCCACCTAAGCCATAATCCCCAACAAGAGACATAGTCCCGCTACGTTTAGGAACTCTAATAACAGCCTCATTTGACCCTGAGTTTGTTCTATGTACAAAATTAAAAATGTTTCCAGATGAATCTGGATCTGTTTCTATGAGAGCAAAGTTACCACTTTTTTTAACAAGTCTTAAACCGCAATAGTCATTACTTGCGTATACCTGAGCTGAGTTATTATAAGTTGATAATAAAGTTCCGCCGTTTGTTTCGGGGAAGTTGAATATAGCGTTCGACTTCCCTAATCTTTTAACGTAAATATCAGGTTCGCCTCTAGATAAAGAGAACCACGCTGAGTTATCGCCAGCACCACCAGTGCCGCTAGATACTCCGACAGCAGTGGCTAAATACAATTCACCCTCAACGCGTTGAATGCCACCTTTCTTAATATCTAGCTTATTTTGTATATCCCCCTGCATCTTCTTAATGCCATCGAGTGTGACAACCTCGCCGTTCGGCATCTCAATTTTTGTCTGACCAGTCTGAGACATCCACGTATTCATTGCATCGAGGAAATACTCAACGTAACTATTAATAGCAACCATCGTTCTTGCTGCATCACTATTATTATCTGGCTCAGTAATATGAATTGAGAATGTGGTGTTAGTAGTCGTTGCTAATGCCGGTTGTGCTAATACTAATTCAGTGTCGGAATTAACGGATTTAATCATATACGGAATATTAGTATTTCCCGATTTAATTAAAATAGTCATTCCGGTATTAATGGCTGGATTATTATTTTTAAATTTAGTGCCAGTTCCGCGGACAATAGCAGACCCTGACACTGTGTTAACAGTGCCTGTTGTGTATATCATGAATATGTTTTCCTTATTGCTTGCAGGCTAATAGTGTTATTTTGAAATATCTATCTTCGCTGTCATACCTAAATACGCCGGGCGTATTCGCTTTTAACGTTGTTGATGGAGAATTCCAATAAACAAAGTCTTCATAATTCCCACCATTTTTAATTTCAAAAAATTTATCATCATTTAGCCATAATCGACACCACTTGCTATTATGTGTCGTCGCTATGGTGACTACTTGAATAACACGGTCAAAAGATTGTGCTGGTATTGTAATTACCTCTCCATTACCAAGAGAATAAAACTTAACTATATCGCCTTCGATATTCTCTACTTTTAAAGTGCCCTTAATTTCACAATCCTTTTCAATGGTCACTTTATTCATTGTGCCGTGAGTAGCTTTAATTTCTCCTCTAAATTTTGCATTATCAAATTCAGCGTATCCGTTTTTATTAATTATCCAGCCTGATTTTCCCGCCACATAATTATTTGATTGAATAACATCCCCTATTTTTGCATTTGTAATAGAACCATCTTCGATAAATAAATCTCGAACAAAGAATTGTCCATTTTTGGCATACATGAATAATTCCATCTTGCCATTTGCGGGGTTGTACCAAGCGAAATTATTCGCGTTATAACCAAAGAATGATTCAAGCTTGCCATTCTTAACTTGAGCACTAATCACTTGCCCTGCTGCGTTATATTTAACTTTGTCATGAACAATCGTGATATTAATTGAGTGCGTGACAACACCATCACCAGTTTGACTAAACTCGGCCTGCATTTTTTGGTTAATTATGCCCTGCTGTTTACCGAATTGAGCCTGTACCTGCTCTTCAGATTTAGCCATTGCCTCGTTTGTTTTACTAATAGCCTCCTTATTTGTCACGACATCCGCAGCAATACGCCCCATTTCCTTATCTGTATTGCCTAACTTCTGATTAGTGTTAGCTAAATCTTGATTGGTACCATCGATGCGTTTATTTGTTGCATCGTTAGTTGTTTTTAACTCAGTACGGATCTCCGTAGTTGTTTGACCGAACGCCTTATTTAGCTCAGTAATTGAAGTTTGAGTCTCTTTAATTGCAGACGTGTTATCACCAACCGCAGAGTAAATTTCTTTAACTTCCTGTGCCCATGCTTCGTTATCCGTTGCACGAACTTGCCATAGTTCTTTAATTCCAGCTTGAGATTGACCGTGTTTCATTAACAAACTACGTGATAGTTGAGAGTCAGCGTTACTAAGAATAAGCGCTGTCTCAGCATTCCAATCTAAACGTTCACCGAGTTGCTGACCGGCTTCAAATGACATGAAATGTCCATCAAGCTCTGGCAATATTGTACCTACATCAAACTCCGATTCTCCTCGAATAAATTCAGTCCATTCAGATTGATTGCCGGTTTTATCCACCAGCCTTGCTCTGAAATAAAATACTACGCCTGCTGATAAACCTGCCATTTCATAGGTTTTAGATGGATAAGGTACGTCGGATAACAGCATCAGACCTTCACCATCATTCGTCTTGCTGTACTGGATTTCAGTTTTTAACGTATCACTGGTATTTTCACCAAATCCCCAGTCTAGCTTAATGCCAAAGACTAATGGCGACGTTCTAAAGTTAATCGGTTTTGGTGGATTACCCATTTTGCCTGTTAACGTTTTTTCTTCAGAATATCCCCACCCGCTTGAGATCTCAGAGGCATTAATGGCTCGAACGCGGACTAAATATCGACCAGAATAAACATTAGGAATCTCAATAGAGTTAATGGAGCTACGAGGCATATTGACCCAATTGCCTTCGTTTCTACGCCATTGCGCTTCATAAGAGATTGCGTTTTCAACTTGTGGCCACTGTGCTCGCATTGTTTCAAAGCTAACGCCTTGACTGACCATTGAGTAAGAATCAATGATAATGTTTTTCGGAGCTTGCTGATTATTAGGAGGAATAACGCTAATGGGCCTTTCATCAATCAACGCACCAGAATCAACATGTTCATATTTATTGGGATCATGCTGAATGGCGGTAATAGTAAATTGATTAGATTCATTTTCTGTAACACTAACAACGCGATATTGTTGTGCATACAGCTCTTCTGATTCGACAACCCAAACACATTCTGTCTCTGGTGTCTCACTGTACTCCGTTGTAACCGTGATCACTTTCCCTGATACTGTTTGTATCGTTCTTGCTTGCGATTGCCCTGAAGGAAGATTGAGAATTAAGCGATCACCACTTACAGCACTTGCAACGCGATCTAACGTGATACTTCTGCCATTGATAGCACTCACTCGACCGCCAGTGACCTTTCCTGACAACAGTTCATCAGCAACAGCGATAATGTAACCGGGTTGCGGAATGTTCCCATCTAACCCGACAGAAAATGTCACCATTCTGTCTTTATTATTTGTCAGTATTCCCCAGCGCCCTTTTCTGTTTGCTTCACTTTGTCGAGTACAGCCAATCGCGGTAACTTCTAATTGATTAAACCCAAACCGAGAAACTAAATCAGGTTCAAACACCGGCTCCATTGCATCAGCATATCCATTTTGCGGATCTGAATACGAAACCAATGCTGTGGAATATTTTTCTTTACTGCTACTGCTTGAATAAATAAATTTGCCATCAATCACATTAGCTCGGGTATAGCTATAATCAATATCACGAGGCATATCCGCTAATGTCACAATCTGACCGCCCCCCCAATAGGTCATTCCTCGAAAGATGGCTGCAAAGTCACGTAACACGTTATACGCTTCATTTCTATCTTGCACATAAACATCACAGACATAACGAGGTTCGGTACCATCACCACCTTTCCCATCAGGTACTAATTGATCACAATACTGCGCTATACGGTATAACTCCCATTTATCAATCTGTTGTTGATTTATTCGTTGTCCAAGACCAAATCTATCGGAGATAACAATGTCATAGAAAACCCATGCAGGATTATTGGTCCATGCCCATTTAAAGGAACCATCCCACACGCCCGTGTAGGTGCGATCAATAGGATTGTAATTTGAGGGTATTCTGATTATGCGCCCTTTCGGTTTGCACGTTATTTGCGGAATAGAACCGTTGAATTGTTTAGAGTCGAATTCAATATAAAGTAACGCTGTATGAGGATAGGTGAATTTAGCATCAATGACTTCAGTGTAACTTTGCAAAACAACCGTATCACCAATTTTACTGCTATTAGCATCATTAGATACCTTTCTAACACGTAGTGACCATGATGTTTTCGACTCAGGTAAATCAATTCGATGCGCGCGCTCATAACCCGAAGTCGTTTTTCCTTTCACGGCACTGTCAATAATAGTTTTCCAGCTACCACCGTCGGTTTGTAAATCAATGGCGTATTTAACTTCATTACCCACCAGATCCCCATTATCTTCTTGCTTGAATAATGAGGGCCACTTTAGACGAATCCGAATAGCCGATAATTGTGAATTAGTAAATGTATGAACCCACGGTGTTTTACTCGAAATCGTTGAGCCAACATTGATTTCATTTTCAGCGCTAGGCAATCCTTGAATGTAAGTCTGTGCTTGTGTTCCTGATCTAAAATCCCACGTTACACCACTAAAATTTGCATTTCCTTCAGTGTCTTCTAACGGCGTACCATCAAGAAAGATATTTTGCGCTGTTAACTCTCCAGCAAATTCTCCCTCACCCAAGGCAATGAGTAACTTTGCTTTAGCAATAGATTGTAAATCATCGGGTTGCTCAACAGGCACACGAGGATTACCACCGCCCCCTTTTTGACCGTGAATTGTTTTTCTCATTAGATTATTCCAAATAGATTTATTGTTGATCTTCTACATAAATACCTGCAGAAATGATGGCACCACCAATAGTTCTTTCGCCATAAAGCACTGGTACAGGGTAACCTTGAGAAACGGTATTAGTAGGAGAGCCAAACGCATACGAAGGTTTGTTTTCACCCTGATCTTGCATTGCAAGACCTTTCGGTTGAGGTGAAAGCATTTGAATAACACCGCCGATAGCTACTGATGCGCCAACAGCAAATAAAAGATTACTGGCCCATAATGCGGACCCCCAAGGTAGCCATATAGCGGCAGCAACAAGGACGGCACCAAAAATAGTCTGGAAAACACCACCTCTTTTGCTCCCCATTACAACTGGAACGATACGAATAATTTCTTCTGATATCGGGAAATTAAGATCATCAACACCGATATTCTTTTTCCCTTTAAATACTGCGTATGTTAATCCTCGTGATTTACTGGTATTTAAATACTGCTCAAATCCATTTAAGGTACAACAAAGTGCTCTGATTGCTTCTGATGTTGTCGTAATTATGCGTTGATGAGTTTTACCAAATGTTTTGCCTAATATTCCGCTTAACTCTATCGTTACCATTTTTTCTTCTTGCATAAAAAATCCATAAAAAAACCCGCACTTGGCGGGTTATATTTAAGATGTTTGAATGATTAATGATTTACTTTATTTTCAAAATCTTCAGTAAATTTTGATCTTAATGATTCTGGAAAACCGTTTGTTATAGCGTTTATGTCCATCTTATAAAATGCTATTAACTGTGCTCCGTTATATGTAGGTTTTGATTTTTTCATTTCTTCGACGAATTTAGTTACTGCTTCTTCATCAAATTTCAGTCCATCACTTCCTCTAATGACAAAATTAGAAGCAGACCATTTACCTATATCAAAAAATTCACTTTCAATTGATTGATTATTTATTTGTTGATTATTAGTAAGAGATAATTTACCTCCTCTAATTTCTTCAACAATAGCGCCACAGCCTGCAAAAATAGAGCCTATTAAAGTTAAAAAACAACCGATGGACATAGAAACTACTGCATTAGGAAATAATCTAACAGAATCATATTCCGTTTTAATATTCATTAATATTATCAATCCGATAATTATACTGATAACACCAATAGCAAATGTAAAAAAACCAAATTTTTTCATTATCACTCCATATCAGTTTTTATAATTAAACGTGATCATGTTAATAATTTGATAATAAGAATGAAAGGCAAATATAGAAATAAATACTTTTTATTTAATTAATGATAAATGACGCAATATAATAATTGTTCTATCTCGCCAATAACCACCATAAGGAACTCGCTGGCTTAATCTCCCATAAAGGTGATGTAACAACATACCATCATCCAGAATAATACCGGCATGATTTGCAACATTGGATTGAACCTGCATAACAACCATATCACCTGCTTGTGGTTCACCTTCTACTTTCACAAACCCCGCTTCTTGCCAATTATCCATATAGCGATCTTCACCTTGCTCCCACCACGGATAATCAACACGATAATCAGGTAATACAATATTATGTGTTTGCTTGAAATAACTCATTATTAGACCCCAACAATCCGTAAAACCAAGCACAAATGGACGGCCAATAAGAGGAAGTTCGCCTCGAGGAAGAATTTCACGAAAATCCCCCTCGGGGTAACTGACAATATACCAAGGGATACCCAGTGCATCACATTGAGCCTTATCTAACTCAGAAGGTTGAGTAGTTGCGTCTGGATGACTATGAACAATACCAATAACGACGCCTTGTTCTTCACATAATGCATATTCTTGAGGAGAAATAACGAAGTGCTCTTGAGGTGTTTTAGCTACATTTACGCAAGGTAAATATGTCTTTACTCTGTATTTTTGTACGATAATGCCACATGCTTCTTTGGGATATTCCTTTTTTGCATGAGAAAATATCGCCTCTCGTATTTTCTTTTGCATCATTATTATTTCCGTAACAATGAGGTTCCGACAAAACCACCAAAAGGAAGAGGATTATTTTTACCGAATCGAGGCACACACCCCGTTTTCAATAAACCACTGCACTTATCTAGTGATGGATCGTCAACAGGATTACCCTGTTTATCAAAATAACCATTTTGCCCTGCATAATCACACCCATCTCCCGATTTATATTGTCCTCGTAAACACCACGTACACATTGAATGTAGTTGGCGAGTAGGTATCATCACACCTTGTAAATCCATTGGACTCGCCAGTGTAAATTCAACAAATTCATTTGTTTCTGCACTTTTACTATCAATATAAAAGACAGATACTCGCTCTTGGGTAGGATCTGCAGAAGCATTCCCATCACTAAAATTTTCTGCATCGAGATAATGAGAAAGTGTATCGTGAATAATCACTTTTGCTTTCAACATATCATCATAATGCAGACATAATGCGGTTATTGAGCTATCTAAATTAGCCACTGATAATTTAGGATTAGCACTAGATCCCGTTGTAGAGGACTCTAACCCTTCTATTTGAACTGGCCATGCCCCATATTCATTCCCTTGCCACCAAATGGACTTAGCCTCTATTTCTCCTTTAGCCTTTTGCATTTCCTCTTCCGTGATGGGAATATTGTATGCATGGAATCTCAGAATATTAGGAACACCAAATTCTGTACCATCAACTTCAAAAAGCCGGACAGTATTGCCCGGCTCTAATTTTTGATAATCGGCTGTGATCATGATTTAAATGCCTGAATAAAAACCAAAGAAAGGGTGTAATTTCCTGCACCGTTCGGAATAAGTTTGTGTTCATCACAACGATACAATCCAAGTGGCTCAAGAGGCGGTTTCCAGAAAAATGACTTTATTCCTGCGTGTTTATCAATAAAGTGACGAATAGCTGAAATATAATTTTCATCACCCACAAACTCCATTGACCATTTCTGACTGCGTGAATTTAAACCATTACCAGAAACTTGTTCATAACCATCCCCAAACTTGACTTTCCTTGTGTTGTAAGAGACATCTTCAGTCGGGTTTACACGCGGACACCAAGTGAATGTTTCCATTTTTAACGGCCTCCTCGAGTTGCATTCCAAATTAAACCACCCGGCCTAATATCTTTGGACATTAACTCTCGGTAACGACTATCAACAAATCGGCCAATCTCCGCACCAAACTGCTCGAACCCATTCGTTGATTGAGTTTCTGAATTACCGTTACCATCAATGGTAATGTAAACCTGTGGTGCTGAAGGAGCACCCTGATTATTACCACCAACAACTCTAACCCCTAAGTTGCCATCTGCAGTTCGAGTTAATGGCATTATAGCCTCACTCCCTGCCTCGCCCATGAGTCCGAGATTAGGCGCACCACCCTTAGCAAAGGCAAAATAAGTGGGTGAGCTAACGACTTGATTACTATAAGAACCAAGGCTTTCTGAACTATGTACCCCACCTTTAGCATGGGCAACACCACCTAAAAATCCACCAACTGCGCCCATCCAACCACCAGCACCGGCCATTGTATTAAGGCTATTCACTATTGCCGCATTAATGAGTACATTCTGAATAGATTTCAACACGCTAACAGACCAATCTTTCCAGCTGGCTTTATTACCATTTAATTTATCGCTAATAGTATCAACCATTCCTCCCATTGCATTTTGAACAACAGAAGCTGTTTGAGTAGCGTAGTTACCGCTTTCTTGAACCCAATCTTTCATTCCACGTGTTATACCTGCGGTCCAGTCAGATTCAGCGAGCGCTATATTTCGATACTTAAGATCTAATGCATCTAATGCTTTAGATCTGGCTTCAATATCTTCTGTTTTCTTTGCAGATTCATTGTAGATACGGTCTATTTGCTGGCTTTCTTCAAAGTAGCTTTTTTCTCTCGAACTCATGCTATTGGTTTGAGTCGCTAACGTAGCTTCATCGTTAAATTTGACTGTGGCTTCTTGCAGTTTTTTGCGAGCCTCTTCCATATCACGATGCTTTTTGACGGCATCATCTGCTTTTTGCGTCCATTCTGCGAGAGCGACAGATGAACGTTCAATCGCTTCTCTTTGCTTATCAGTCCATTTAGCCCCATTTTCATGTGATGCTGCATAAAGAGAAGCGGCTTTTTCGCCTTGTGAAGCCCTAACCTTCTGAACCTCTGTTGCCACACTTAAATCTGCTATCTTCCGCTCATATTGTTCTGCGGTTCTTTCAGCTTCTTTTTGCGCTTTTTCATAAGCGCTTTGTGTTGCCTTTCCTGTTTTAAGAGATTCATTTAGCTTTTCTCGATTTTGAAAAGCAGTCACTAGGTTATTAATATATTTCTGGCGATTTTCGGCATGCTCTGGCGTGTTGGTTAACCCCACATCATCGGCAGAAAATTCGGCTTGTTTAATAACTTTAGCTTCGCCCGTTAATGAAGATAGGATTTTCTCTCGTTCAGAGTTATTTATTAGCGTCTGCTGTTTATCATCTAGTGGTGCATTAGGAATACGCATAGGAATATTGGCTAGTGCCTGCCGAGTAGCGAGCATGTTGTTACCAATATTCATGATCTGATTGAACTTCGTTTGCTCAGCATTCATAAACAACAAGGCTTGATGAGCTTTGTTTTGCTCTGAAGCCTGTTGTCGAATTAAGAATACTCGTTGTTCTTCAATGTTTTTTAATGCAGACTGAATTCCCGTCGATTTCTCTTGCATTTGAATGAGGCGTTCTTTTTCTGCTGCAAGATCTTTTTCAGCTTCAGCTAATTGATTAACAACATCAGCTTCACTAGTTAGATGATTTATCATGAAATCACCCATCTTAGGCCCAGGTGATGCAAGTATCTGCTGGTAACCTCTAATTTGTTTCTCTAGATCATCAACTTTACCTTTTTGCTCTGTAACCAGCCTATTTTGTTCAGTGAGTGAATCGTTCGCTTTATCGTAATTGTCAGATACATCAGGAAGAGACATCTTTCTTAAATTCTCTTGTACCTGATTAATAGTTTCGGCATATTCACGAGCAGAACGCCTCGCTTCCTCTTGATTCTGATACATAATGTACCAAGCAGAAGCACCTGCCATAACGAGTCCGGGTATCCCACCTATTAGCCCCATGGCACCACTCATTAATCGAGATCCTGTCGATGTGATTCGATTAAGATTCTCTTGAGCAGTGCGCCTTGCTGATATATTTCGATTTAATGTTGCCTGCGCGGAAGCTAATCGACGTTCAGCTAATGCTTGTTGCTCGGCACTTTGTGCTGAAGCTCTAGCTTGCTGTGCTCGATAGACTGCTGCCCTTGCTCGAGCCGTTGATATTTTAATACCTTGTAACTGAGCTTGAGCTAAGGCGATTTCATTTTTTGTTGCACGCGCAACCCCAATGGTTGCATTCGCCACACTCGTTGTTAACCCACCAAAATAACGAGCCAACCCCAAACCAATTAACACACCAGAAACAGAGGCTATACCATCAATATTGTTAGCGATCCCCTCCATTGCGGTTGATAGTGTGCGAGTAGCACCTGATGTTTCATTAACATTGCCGATCCATGCCATGAACGCATTTTCAATCTTCTGTGCAGACCCACTTACCGTGGCTGGTAATTGCTCAAATTCGGCTCGTAACTGTTGCGTATTCGTCAGGATAGGAACAATTTTATCCATCGTGAGTAGTCCACTTTGCGACATTTCACGCAGACCTCCAATCGTCGTTCCCATACCATCAGCCAGCATTTTTGCTAATCGGCCACCATTTTCCATGACAGCATTAAACTCTTCTCCACGAAGAACACCAGAACCTAATGCTTGACTTAGCTGTGTAATAACAGAGCTGGTTTCTTCAGCACTGGCACCAGAGAGCTTTAATGAAGTTGCAATGGTTTCGGTGACTTTCGCAACATCACTTGAGGCATAACCCGCATCACGCATGGATTGTGCAACACGGCTGTATAGATTCGTATTCGCTGCAATCGATGTGCCTGTTCTTTGGCTCAGCGTCATTAACTCTTGCTGTGCTTGTTTAAAATCTTGCATCGAGGTAGACGCTAATTTTAATCGACCACTGAGTTGACTCCATACGTCTGCATAATTGATAAGTTGCTGTGTTGCAAAAGCCCCTGCAAATGCACCCGCAACGCCTGATACGGTATTTTTAATGGATGACAACTCACCATTTAGATCATGGATAGCGCGTTGCATTTCACGAGATGCACCACTGGCGCGTCGCCCTCCCTGCTCGATGATCCGATAATAGTTTTCTCCCATACGCGAAGCCCGCGCTATTTCAGATTGAAACGAGGAAGAATTAGCAGAAATTTTAATAATCAGTTCACGCAGTTTTGCCATTTTATCCTCGCAAAAATAATTAATTTTCTGAAATAGACTGAAAGAAATTCTCTAACCCATCATTAGAACCATCATCACTTTCTTGGGTTGCTTTGGGGTCCCACCGTAAAAGCACATCAGAAAGCGTGCATTTACCGCCTTGAGAGTGATAGAGAGAAGAAACGATATGTGCGGTTTGAATATCACTGCGAATATCACCGATGGGATTAATGCGATCAAAAGCCATCCACATCCGAAGCTCACTCAAACTCATTTGGCGAGTGAGTTCATCAAGAGTGCGCCCCATACGGAGCGCCAATGTCATTAAAAAGAAAGTATCAGGCTGGGCTACTTTTTTTCTGCATCATCAACCGAAATAGTTAAATCGAGCGCTTGTTTTAATAAACGAGAATGCACTGGACCATAAATGGCCATCACATCGTTGATGTCTGATTCATCAAAAACGACATCCCCGTTTTCATCACGTAACACATCAATAAACATCACAACATCGGCACGTAAATTACGTTGTGCAATTTCAATGTCAGATAACGAATGTTCATCTTCAGCATTATCATGGTTAATAATTTCACGCCATTTCATCCATGCGGGTGATGACGGCTCACGAAGCATGACGACCGTATTTTCCCATTCAGCAACATTCACTTTCTTTGTGCGAAAGGCATTCTTTTCACTTAAAGCGAGTGATTTTAATGACGGTTTTTTCATGGTTATTCGCTACCTTTATTTAAATTAACAGTCCCGTTTTTAATCGGCTTAGATTTACCTTTTAAACGTAGGGTAAATGAAGCTGAAACCACACCTGAAGTAGAAACACTCCAACTGTTTTGACGCACTTCGGCTAAAAATGCATAGCCAATACCCGAAGGGAACTCCACTTTAAATGCATGAACTTCATCATTTTCATACGCGGTACGTAATGTTTCTTGGCCTTCATCATCGGTGAAATTACCATTAATGGTGAGCTCTGCAGGTGCGGATAATCCATTGGTAACTTCTTGCTCCTCAGAGCAGAGCGTGGTGACATCAATATCTGATTTCTGCCCACCGGTATAACTGATCTCTTTTGTTGAACAAGAAATCCCTAAAAATACCGCATCAGCAGGATTAACTTCAGTTGCGGGTAATTTTGAGACACTGATTTTAGTGCCTTGTGTTTTTTCATATTTACTAGACATGATCATTTCCTATTGGCATAAAAAACCACCCGAAGGTGGCTTTAGTGTGAATAATAAGGCAGTGCTATTGCCAAACTTGACATTCAAATGTTGCTCTAAACAATCCTGTATCTGGCTCGTAGCCTTGTTTTTCTGAAATTTCAACAGGGCTTAATTTTGTTAAGGCATTAGCAAATAACAAGCGAAGCTTTCTTGCCTCATCAATCGTATCGGCATAAACATCAACCTGGATATTCGTCATCGTTTCGGCTTGCCCCTTCAGTACATCGCCTTTGACATCGTACAAAGAGAAGGCACACCAAGGCGCTGTTATTGCAGGGCTTGATTGTGGAGCAACATACGGAAAAACTTTATCAGGTAATACAGGTGATAAAATTGCGTAGATATCCGCCTCTGTCATTTTCCTAGCGCCTCATCAATCGCTCTATTTAACTCGCTAATGGCTAAATTGGCTGCCTTATCCGATTCACGATCAAAAGTGGGACGTATAAAAGGCCTTGGCGCCATTTTAGAAGTGCCCTCTTCAAGAAAACGCCAATAAAAGGCATTATTAGGATGATCACTTTTCATGGAGGTATCACTGTTTGTGCCTGATGCGTTACTCCCTCGAACATAAACGCCCGAAGAAACCTCACCTTTATTGCGCATTCTGTGATTACGGGTCACTATATTTCGTGCTAATTTTCCCGTCTTTCGTGGTGCGGACGTTCTGATTTCATCACGTAATAACGTTGCGGCCATATTGGTTGCTTTTCGCATCGCTTGATGACTTTCAGCTCGGCTTAAAACATCTAACTCTCTTGATAAGTCGAGTAGATCGGAGAAATCCAAATTCATGATTGTTTAACTCCTTGTTTGCATAGCAATTCTAATCGAGTCAATTTCTCATCAGGGATGACTGACTGAATGTCATAAATTTGCTCACGCCAAACCATTCTGCAGGTACTGTTAATATCCGGTCGATAACGCATCCACACTCTAACGGTAACCTCTGACATTTCAGCATTAGCGGATATCAGTTCACGACCAGAAAGATGTTTTACTTCGCACCGCACTGAAGCGATATCAATCCACTCTTTTTTAAATTGCCCTGAAGGTAATTTAATGGGTGCGTTACGCTGAAATTTAACCTTGTGCCTTAGGCGACCAGCTTGCATACAACCTCCTACACACCGTAAATTCGATAAGGCTGCAATAACGCTTCCACTGCAAATGGTTGAGTTGAAAACGAGCTTACCGTAATCACACCTTCTCGATTGTCATACCACTGCCCAATCAGTAGTAACATGGCTGCTGAAACATCATCTGTCAGTAATAGATGATCGGCATCTTCTTGGTATCCTTCCGATACTTCCTTTTCATAAAGCGTCCTGCGAGTGTAGTTCTCGACAAACTTCACTGCAGATTTGGTGTAAAGAGCGAGCAATTTATCATCATCCGTAAAATCAGGATCAATATTGCAATGTTGTTTTACTAATTCCAGAGAAAGCATTATTTCTCCTTTTTAGCCTTGGTGTTTTTTTTAGGCTCAGGCTCAGGCTCAGGCTCAGGCTCAGGCTCAGGCTCAGGCTCAGGCTCAGGCTCAATAGCAGGATGTACAACTTCCTTTTCTTTTGCATACCCTTTTTGAATTAACTCACGACCATGTTGTTCTAAGGTTTCAATCTCTTTCCCCTCAGTAACAACGACACCACCAAAATAAATGGCTCGTAATATAATTAGCTTCATGTTGCCCCCAAAGAAAAAGCGGTCATGAAGACCGCTCTATCGATTATTCCCCTGATGTAGGCACGGTGAAATCACCGTAAACAAAGGCTTCCGGACGTTTTACTGCTAACGCCAAACGTTCCTCGCAACGAATTGAGATCATGTTTTTCTCAAAATCGTCAGTGTTTTCCGTAGAAATCACCACATTGGTTTCTTCACGATCGAATAACTGCGCACCCGCGTTAAATGCCCCTGTTAAGAACTTGCCTTTAAAGGCCGTTGATTCAGTAGCAACAACAGGTAGACCCCATAAAGTTGGGCCAATTAATGCAGATGGGTTGGCAAGAATGTAACGCCCTAATGAGTCTTTGGTTAATTCAATTTTCGCCCAATCGATAAAATGCAAAACATGCCCTGTGGCAGGCAGTCGAGCTAATTGCGCTTGTAGCATCGCAAGGCGTAAATCATCAATGCCACTTTGCTTTTCGACGCTAAATTCAGGTTTATATTTAGAGGCTTGAGGAATGATGCCATGTAAATGAGCACCAGAGCCGTCACCAAACAAGATTTCTTGCTCTTCAACAAACTTCAAACCATAACGCATTTCAGCATCGACTAAAGACTGCAGTTGTGCAAAGTCATCTAAGATTTGCTTAGAGGCCTTGAACATATGAGCAATGGTGGTTACTGGTGTGATTTTGGTTGCAAATTCAATGTCACTGTAAGGCTTAGTGGTATTTTCTGGTACCACAGAAGCTTTATTCGTAAAGCCCGTTTGCTGAACCCAAAAAATAGCCGGTGACGTTGTTTTGCCCGGCGCAATCAGATCACGGATAAATAAACGCTGTTTTGGCGCAACATCAATACCGGGTAAACGTTGAGGCTCAACAACACCTTCAGCCACACTGGTTGAAGTTAATGCGGCTTGCACTGGAATAGAAATGCGCTTACTTGATTGAATACTAGAGTTAATTTCTTTCAGTACATCAGCAGAAATGACTTGCTGGCCAATTGTTTTGGCTACCTGAACCGCATTATTCAATGGCATTTGTGCTACATGTTGCTCTAATTCACCTAATGAAGCTTTGAGTGTTTTTTCAGATTCACGCAATGCATTCAGTTCGGTTGCCATCTTATCGACTGCGGCTTTAGTTTCAGTGCTTAAACTACCGACTTTTTGCGCTTCTTTTAAGGCTTCTTCGGCTTTAGCATTAAATTTGCCATTGGCTTCTTCAATTTTTGCCGATAGATTTTTTAATAATTCATTTGTATCAGACATAATGTCTCCAATTAGTTAGCTGTGGCAAAGGCATTTACTGCCTTTTCCAATTCAGAAAGAGTTTCAGGATTAATTTCAGAGGTAGCGCTTGGCGTACCGTGAGGATTGGAAGTAGCGCTCGGCATACTTCGTGTTAAAGCACTAATAAGTTTTCTACGCTCAGAGCGAGAGGTGTTCGCCTTAGCAAGTAACGCATCTAATTTACGAATGGCGGCTTGTGGGCTTTCATCACCATCATCAACGATATCTGCAGTAAGCAAATTATCAGCAAACCCTTTTTCAATCGCTTCGCTCGCACCAATATAGGTCTCGTCGTCCATCATCTGACTCACGACTTCATTAGATTGCCCACTACGTGCCACATAGATATCTGCCATCGACGTATCAAAAGGGGCGAGATCATTAGCTAATTTTGCAAAGTCATGCCGATTACCCACACCGACAGCCCAACAGTTATGGATCATCAAAAAGGCACCGCGACCCATTTGAACTTCATCACCAGCCATTGCAATAATGGACGCAGCTGAAGCGGCAATACCTAAAATATTGACGGTCACTTTTCCACTGTGAGAGCGAAGTAGGTTATAAATGGCTAATCCTTCAAACATATCGCCACCTGGACTATTGATATTGACAACCACATCATTATTTCCAATGGCGTGAAGTGCGGCAGAAATACGTTTTGCGGTAACCCCCTCTCCCCAATAATCTTCACCAATCACATCTAATATTGAGATGGTGTTATCTGTACTTGATGCACGAATACTGCTATTCCATTTATCCAGTGCTTTAGATTTCAGCTCATAGCTAATCGATGCGCAGGGGCGATCCTCCAGCGCAACTGGCAAATGACTTTTTTTCATAAATTTACTCCTCAGAGTGAGGTTGATTGGCTTGAGAATGCGGGGCTACGGGATTGCCTTCAGGAAATAACCAGTTGGTGATCTGCGCTTTAAGTTTTTCAGCCTCATTACTAGAGGCTTCTTGCCCGAGCTGATCAAGGGGGGTTAAATTAAGTTGAACGGTATAAATATCACCCCCCTCAATCGGCGGTAAATTTTCTAGCCGTCTCACATCATTTCGACTCATCCAGCCATTTTGTAATGCCGTTGTGTAGTAAGCAGAGCGCCCTGCACTGTCAGCCCGTAATAAACCTTCAACAGAGAATTCAGCATAATAATCATCGTCGCCATTCAATAAACACCGGCTAATTTCTTGTTCTATATTGACTAAAAGAGGTCTTAGCGTATTAGTAAGAAACTGCATATTCATACCTTCGACGCTCGATGCCCAACTACTTTGTTTATCCATATGCCCCACCATAAAGGGTGGAACACGAAACCATCGACAAATTTCTTCAATACTGAAGGTTCTACTTTCTAACATTTGAGCCGCTTCAGGATTCATGGTGACATTGTTGTATTTCATCCCCCCCTCAAGCACCATCATTTTTCCCGCATTTTTTGAACCTACAAAGCTTAATAAATAACTTCTAATGCGCTCTCTTTGTTCTTCATTAAGCGGTTGTTCAGCAGATAAAAAACCCGAACTTTGCAATCCATTTTCAAATATCTTAGCGGCTGACTCTTCAACAGATAATGCAGCACCAATAACATCACGCCCTATTTTTACAGGGATCATTCCGCAAATGCCATCCATGCCAAATCCACGAATATGCATAATTTTATTAGTAGGGATCGTTCTTATTTTTTGCCCTAACGGATCAGTGTATTTATATTCGAGCATACCCGTTTGCTCACTGCGTTTAACCGTCATGTTTTGTGGCAATAAAGGCTCTAAAGCAACCAACTTTGAGCCAATATACTTTTTCTCAATAAAACTATTACCACGCAAACAAAGGCTAGCAACAACCATTAACATAAAGCGGGAAGGCGTCATTTCAAAGTTAGGTTGCTTGCAGAGCAATCTATAAATAGGGTGCTCTTTCGCTAAGCTTCTTGAGCCATCACTTTCACTTTTATAAATCTTGATCGGTAATGTTGATATTGATTCACTAAGCAATCTTACACATGCCCAAACCGCAGAAAGTTGCATTGCTTTATCTGCTGTTACTATTTTTCCACTACTACTTGTGCCACTCCATTCTTGCCAAAACTCTCCACTGGTCAGCGAAATGGGTACGCCCAACCAATTAAGAAGCGCACTTTTAATGCGCCCTAGTTTTTTATTGTGTTGCATTAGATACCTACTATGATTGGGTTATTTATAAATCCTGAGATATCGGGTTTATCACCACCCCCATTCACCAATAATCGACTCATGCCTGTAAACAGTGCAACAGGGCCGTCAATTTTTGCCTCGGGTGTGGATTTATTAGGGAAAATATTGTCGTTTTTATCCGGTTTAACCGTGACGTTCGACATCATCCAGTTCATAACAGGGTGTTGGCCATGATGAAACTTACCCGCATAAACCAGTGCTTCAATCTCTTTCATGGATTCAGAAAAATTACGCACCGTTTGAGCAACCTCAACAAGGGGTAACCCTTCTTCAGCCAGTGATAAACTAAATTGTGTCGCACTCCACGGGTCAAAACCCAGTTCATTTAAGTTCTCGCCCGTCACCCATTCAATGATTTCTTCTTTAATTTGAGCATGATCGACAACTTCACCATCGGTTAATTCGAGATACCCCATATCAGCCCATTTGCGGTAAAGCTCCGCCATTTGTTTAGAACAACGCTCAAGTCGGTCTTCGGGTAACCAAAACTTAAAATCAGCATGAACATGACCGTTATCGGGCTGTTTCCATACTTTAGCTGCAGCACAAATATCAATTTTATTAGCAAGGTCAACACTGACCCATAACGGATAAGTTTGTAATTCCTGTTGTGATGCGAGTTCAGGAGCACTATCCCACTTCATCATATCCATCCATGAAGATTCAGCTGTGACCCAAATATTCATGTGTTTGGTGAAGAAGTTAATCCGTGCAGAAACCTGCTCTTTGGCTTTCTTGGCTAAACGGCGTAAATCATCCCAGCGCTTACAAACACCGAGACCCGGATTCGCTTTTTGCCACACAGTTTCATCAAAGGGATCATCGTCCTTATCTAAGGTGTAAATAATCGCGAAAAACGAATCATCATCGACTTGGCCACGAAGCACTTTAATACCGTAATCCCGCAGTTCGTAACAAATCCCCTCTTTATTAAAGCCGGCTGTGGTGATCCCAAAAAGAAGAGACTGCAGACGCGCACCAGTGGCGGTTTCTAATACGTCCCACACATCACGAGTTTTGTGTGCATGTAATTCATCAACAATACCGCAGTGAATATTTAAACCATCGAGGTTATTGGCATCACTGGAAAGCGGTTCAAACTTAGAGGCGGTTCTTTCTTGATAGATAGCGAGTTTATTAAACTCAAATAAACGACCTAGTGTCGCTTTGGACTTCTTCAGCATGTTCTTCGCATCTTCAAACACGATACGAGCCTGATCACGCGTTGTAGCTGCTGAATAAACTTCGGCACCACCTTCACCATCAGCACCGGTCATATAAAGCCCAATACCTGATGACAATGTGGATTTTGCATTTTTACGTGCAACTTCGTTGTAAGCTGTGCGAAAACGACGGACAAAGACAACATCACCGTCTTCATCTATAACTTCTTTACCCGTTTGTTCATCAATTAACGGAATAACAAAGCCAAAAATATTAATTAAGATAAATACATGCCAAGGCATTAAATCAATGGGTTTACCCGCTAATGCTCCTTTGACATGAGGAATAAAACTATAAAAATCGAGTATGTGCTGTGCGCGATCTTCAATGAAATAGATGCCACGCTCAGGACCATGCTCTAAATCATTCAAAAACCGTTGGCACGCTAAACGTACCAGTTCGCACGCAACAATTTCTCCAGCAACCACCTGTTCGGCGTACTGAATTCCATCTGCTACGATTGCCATTCATCATTTGCGCTTTTTCAAAAATGCCTCAAAAGGATCTTCTTCGGCAGGAGTGTTCATCGTGACTTTTGCTCGAGAAGCGGGAGTCATACCAAATTCACTTAACATGGCTCGAATACGTTTCCATGCATCAGATTTCATAGCGACTGCTGGGTGAGCTTTTTTTAATTTATCCCCCATCGATGACATGACATCGTATGTATAACCTTCTTCATCGAGTGTCTCGCAATGTTGTCGATACTCAACATAGGCTTCGACCAACATTTCTAATGCTTTAGCATCAAGTGTACTCATCACACCTAATGCGTTTAATTCTTCCCCTATTCGTTTAAACCAATACTTTCCCCGCTTATCAAAATACTTCGGAGTTGGGGGTACCCCTGAGGGGGGCTTTGGCTCTTTTTTATTAATCGGTCGTTTTGATGGGTTCCCCCTCACCAATTGCAGATGTGACGGGGTTTTAGGCGGTCCAGCCATAATAGAAATCTCCTATCAATAATCGCGTGGGGTTCCCCAAAAAAAAGTTTTCTAACCTGCGGTGATGTGAAAAGAGGTAAGGGGGCGGTCCTATAAGGCGAAAGTGGTAGAGATTTGCCCCTCCCCTCCTCCTTGTACGTTATAATTTCATAATGAAATTAAATATTTTTATAACTTTATATAATCGTTATATATCAATTAGTTATAGATTAGACTAAATTCTTTCTTTTGCTGTCTTGGTTCTATGGCATGGAATACATAATGACTGCAGGTTCTCTTCTGCATCGGTACCCCCATGTGCTTTAGCAATGATATGGTCAACCGTTTTCGCTTCAGTTGCTCGTCCTGACCTTAGGCACTCCTGACATAGATACTTATCACGTTTGAGTATACGTGCTCGTAACTTATCCCACTTGGCACCATAGCCACGTTGATGACGGCTCTTGCCTTGCTGGTGGGTCTCCCATCCTAAGTTCTGATGGCCTTCACAGTAACCGTTACGTTCTGTTGTTGTCTTAGCGCATCCCTGTTTACGACATGCGCGAGGTATGCGAGGTGGCATCCGATCTCCTTAAAAAAATCTATATCTATTATTAACATGAGTTCAGGTTATTATTAGTAACTATCAAAATATAAGGATTTTTTATTATGAATATTTTCAACCCTACTATTTTCCCCGCAGTTACAGCTCTAATTGGTTCTCTTATTGGTGCAGGAATTACTGCCTGTAGTGGCTTATACATGGAAAGAAGAAGACATAGGAGAAATGTTGAAATATATACAGCAGGATTTATTGCTGAAGTCGAATCATTAGTTGAGATAATTAATATAAGGGGATATATCACAGATCTAGAAAGTACACTACAAACACTTCCCAAAGATCAATCGATATCATTCAACATCCTGATTCCTGATAACTATGCTCGCTTTTATGATGCGAATATTGCATACGTAGGTTTATTAAAGCCAACTACTGCTAAAAATTTAGTTATTTTTCACCAAATACTACAAGCCATAGTGCAAGATTTTAAGCCAGAATCCTTTTGTAGCGCCAATGGTCACAGCTATGACACACTGAAAGAATTACTTAACCTAGCTAATAAAGCAATACAATTAGCTGATGAAATTAAGCTAAATAAGTAGTTAACTGATTAATAAATATTGCATTGAGTATCGATGTAATTCTGTAGTCCTTTAATTATTTGCTCTGACTGTGCAATTCGCTCTCGGAGTAACCAATAATTTCGGATAGCGGTGTCAGTAGGTCGGGCGGTGGTTGCATCATCCATGCTGGTGGTGGAATTACTGGTGCTCTTTGGACACTCGGCTTTGATGTACACCCGCTCAGGATTGCGATCGCTAATATCACGCAACTGATCAATTTCAGCTTTTGCATTGTTAAGTTCCGTAGTGTGTTTTATATCGAGTTCGTTTAATTTAGCGATGCGAGATTGATAACCATTGTTGATTTTGATTTGCTCAGAAAGCTGGCTGGTTGCTGTGTTGTAATCTTTGCTCAGTTTGTCGTAATCATCTATTACCCACCAAAGCCAGAATACAAGAATGAGAAAACCACCAGCTGAAAGCTTAGTTAATATATTCATCATGGTTGTTTCATCACCTTGAAATCAAGGTTACCTCTCTTGTTATTTTGATTTAGTGGTTTTGCCTTTGCCTATCTCAACCAGAATAAGTTCAAGCATTAATTCACCTGCTTGATTAGCAAGTTCCTTAATCTTACGTCCATGTTGAGATTTGACATATTTCCAAGCATTTAACCCTTTACCAAACTTGCTGGCGATTGCTTCATCCTTTTTAAAATCTGCACAGGCTTCATTCAATTGCTCCATCACACTTAGCTTGCGCGGATTGTTCGCCTGACCTTTTATCCAGTAATCGTGAATCGCAATAAAGCTTTCTTCTTGATAAGCAATCAACTTATCCTTTATTGCTGGCTTCACTTTATTTGGGTTAATACTAAATAACCAACCATTTAACTTTCTAAGTGGCATGCATAACATATTGTATAACTTGCCATCTGAGCCAGTTGTTGCGATATCACAACAACTGAACTTCTCTTTGTATTTATTAAGCTTTACCGTTTGAGATGACCAGTTTAAACCAATACCTTCAACAATTGGCTTCATGGGAACATACGGCTCGTTGTTATGTTCAACAACATAAAGCTCGTTATCGTAAAATGGAACGGTAATTGTATTAGTCATAGTGTCTACCTTATTTAGTAATGAACCTTTGCCGAAATAGGAAATCAGTCCATCGAAGCGACACCAGCTATAACTGATCCCCTCAAAGGCTCATTACCTAAATATTGGCTCGATGTGATTTGCACTTTCGGTGTACGTAAAACGTGGATACAAAAAAGCCCCACAAATGTGAGGCTATGAGATAGAATTAATCGTTGAGCTAAAGTAACAACCAAGCATCTTCAAAAACTTTCTGACTGTACGGCTGATACCCAAGCTCAACGCCAACAATCGCCGTAGCTAATGCAATAGCAACCGGTTTAGATGAAACGTTAATAGGCTCATTTACGCTAACACCAATATCCTTAGCTGCTCGATTAATGTAACCCGTAGTGTTGTTTTCATTTGGCGGAGCATACCGATCGATAATCGACTCGACTGTGTTGAGTTCGTATTTCTTTTGGTACGTCTGAAGTAATTTATAGATGGCCCGTATACCGTATTCAGGTGATACGAATTGGCAGAAGCTCGGATCTGTTTGCTGTGCGGATAGTCCTTGCCATTTTGAACCATGTCGAATGTTGCCCGGATTATTATTACGTTCCCCGCGAGCTGGTCTAGTCATTTTTCAAGCCTGCCTTACCCTTAATGAGTTTACTTAATCCATCTACACCGACATACCCAATGAATACACTAGCCAGATATGCCAACTCATGGTTGAGACCAAGTAGAGTTAAAAGGTCTTTTACAAACCATGCAAACAACGCACACATAGCACCATCAAATAATGTTTTCCTCCAGCCACCGCCGTTGTACTTACCACGCAGAATTGCCATGCCAGTTGCTAATGACGCGCTAATTCCTTGCTCCTTATGAGCTGCGATAACTTGGAATACTTGATCCCAAAACTCAGGGGTTTCTTTCATATTTTGCATACTCACCCCCTATTTGGAGGAATTAGTTAATAGAACGCCGACTCGCAGACTTTTAGTGAACGTGAGGTGTTGTGATTGATTCTGTGGTCGCCATATACGAAACCATTTCGAACACATTCTCGACATGGTAAAAATAAAAAAGGCCACCGAAGTGACCTTTAGATCTAGAAAGTAATTTTATTGATTATGGTTTAACGCTATAACGACTAGTAATCGCCACTCTATTAAACGCACCTATAATTATTGAAATCCATTCAATTGAAGCTAATTGTGCCTCATCCCAATATTTAGCAGATTCTTGATAGATATCATCAGGCACATGCTCGTTATGAATAAGGTTCACTGACTCAGCTAAAGATAAAGCAGATTTCTCTTTTTCTGAAAAATACTCAGTTTCCTTCCATGTGGCAACCAATGCTATTTTATCAATACTTACACCACATTTTTGCGCATCCTGTGAATGAAGTCTTACACAGAAAGCACAACCATTTATTTGTGAAAGCCTTAACTTTAGCAGATGAACAAAGCCTTCCTCGAGTCCAGCTAATATTGCTTGTTCATCAATATTATTACTCATATCAATTAATTGACCATATGCCTTAGCATTTTTTTTCGATAGTGACACTCGGCTATTCATACATACTCCATAGATATATCTAATATCTGAATATACAACCAGTTTTTTACAAATATCTTTATCATATTTGTGTCATGTACATAAGTAATTCAAATGAACATTAAACTACTAGCATTGATTGTGATTTATTCGGAATAACCAAGCATGTGAACCCGTAAGCAATCTTTACAGGTTGCAGATAATAAAAAAGACCGCCTATGCGGTCTTTAAGAGATTTATAACAGATTAAGGTTGAACTTCCTTATTTACTCAGCATCTTTTTCTTTAGTTAAACAATAACGCAAATTTTGTCTAATCGCTTCAATTGACCAGATCCAAAAAGCGGTTCCGACAAACTCAGAAACTAATGCTTGATAACCCGCTGTCCAAAGCCAGCTAGATAGCCCTAATAATGGTACAACTAAACCATGAGCAAAAACAGAAACACCAATACCAAAACAAATACCGTGTAATAATTTAACCTTTGGTAAGTATTCAGCAATAACACAATATATCACAGCGATAACTATTGAGAATAATATATGAACACCATTACCGCCCCAATTAATACTATACCCCATCCAATGATAAGTCATAGTATCTATATTTAATCCTAGCTTTTCTAATAAGACGACTGGAGGTGGTGTCGTTTCAAGTGTTCTCGGTGGAATTAGGTCTTCAAAACCAGATTTTACTAAAGCTGAAAAGATACCCGCTATAATACCAACGTATATTGCTATACCAATATGCCTAGAACTTTTTTTCGTTAATTTAAACAAATTAATCATTATATATACTCGCTCTATAAATTGAATATTATGAGTATAGTAGAGATAAGAATACCTGTTTATTATTTTAATTATTAGTTAAATACTACAGATTTATTCTTATAGGATAACAATAAATTTCATCTTAAATATAAACAAACAATCAATGAAAACAAAAAGCTTCCAACAAATTTTTTAATTAATAATTAAAAATATATATAAAAAAACAAAACCCCGCAAAAAGCGAGGCTCATAAGCTAATTGACCTTGATGTCACTCTTATCACAATATCATCATTTTTACGTACGTAAAGTTTTTATATGATTTTTTCCACGTATCGATCCATCTCTAATGGAACATCTAGCATCATTAACATACCTTCTATTATTCCCTCTGCCTTTTGTAATTTTTTACCTATATGCCCATCAGAACAACTGTGCTTGTTAGCAAGTTGCATAAATGTCATTCCGAATAAATAGTAATCAAGCAATAGGTCATGCATATCACTATTCTTTTTATTCAATTGCGCCATACAACTAGAAATAATTATTGCATCGTCTTCACAACATTGAGGACGTGCTTTAACTTTACTTGGTATTAATCCACTAAATCCCGCAGCAACCGAATACCATTGGACCGACTCTGTATTATCTGCCGACCACGCTCCCCAACGCGATAAAACTTCCTGTATATCTCTCATGCCTATACCCCTCGTGCCGTATACACATTAAATAAATGCACCGATACCTAATGAACGGTTTAAAAAATGAAATAACAATTCGACTTGATTGCCATGAGTGGCTTCCCATAGTTTGGGGTCACGATGTAACTCGTCATGATGAATACGACATAGTGGAATAGTGAATAAGTCATGAGCCTTAGTACCCATACCGCCCATGCCATACCCAATAATATGGTGTGGATCATCAGCCTGTTGCCCACACACGCAACACGGTTGAGTCTTCACCCATTGCAACCATTGGGCATTTTCCCAACGTTGCATTTTAGGTTTAAGAAGAAATGACGCTGGTGGCTCCGGATCGATAGCAACTTTAATAACAGCTTTTATTGCATCTAAACGCTCATTCATTGCTGATAGCGCTGTCACATTACTTGGAATAATGTCAGCTTCAGGAAAACCACCATGAACTTTGCGTTCCTCTTGTTTATCTGACCAATTTAAAATCTGGCGTAATATTGGTTCAGGCAATTCATCAACCAAGTTATGCATAACCGCAAATGAGAAAAAATCTGGTATCGTCAGCTGGTGGCCACTATCTAATCTCAAACGACTACGAATAGTATCTAACATCCAATTGATACGATTTTTATGAGCTAATTCAGCAATCCAACCCGCAGATGAATGACGAATATGATTATCGTGATGCCAGCAAGTGCGAATAACTCCTTCTTCATTAAAGGTCGTAACTAACTCATGGTGATGATAATTATCTTCATCGTTATCAATCTGACAGTATTTGATATTACTAATAACCCAAGAGTCCATCGGTGATACTTTATCGATGGTGTGGATTACTTTTTTGTTATTGAGAAATTGAATGATGTGCTTATTGTTTAAAATTGGCTGTTCATCGCCAGTTAATGCTCCCGACGGAAGAACATCTAAACTTTTCGGCACATCACTAATAATCACGCGATGGTGCTTTTTAAATTGCTCGAGTAATTCCGCTCCCGGCTTAAGCAATACAACCCCGAGTTCTGGCTGAATGTAGGGTGTTAATAATAATTTCATGCACTCACCTGTTTATTCAGCATCACCATACGGATCAACTCATCCGTTTTACTCTCAAAGAAATGTGGTTGGGTTTCACGAGGATTATTAGGGCTGGTCATATTCTTCCCAAACTGACAACCTCTTGCCGTAATAGACCAAAATTCTTTAGTTTTGTTAGCAGTTTTCGTGCTTGGACGTGATAAGCGTTCAACAATGCCAAGATCGGCTAATCGTTTATAGGCTTGTCGTGCTGAAATAGGTAAGTTGTGTTTATTGATCAGCGTTGATAATGCAACTGTTGGACGACTGGAACCATCCATGGAGCCACTTGGCGCATCAATCGCATAAACGGGTGCTAATTCAGGCAATCCAGCCATTGCTTGTAATTTTTGATAAGCACCTAACTTTGATGAATTCGAGAAATTTAAACTTTTAGACATCGATTCAAGTAGTATCACACCGGCTTGTACCTTATCACTGATTTTCTCTTGGTGCTGTTGTGTCACTAGGGCATCAAATGTGCGGATCACTTTTAAATGAAAAGAAGCACTGATCCACATTGCATAGGCGTAAACTAATTCTTTGCAAACATAAGTACCTTGATTATATCCACCAGCCACAGTGACAATAGGCGCTCCTGTGATCTCAGGAGCGGTCGAAATTTCATCAATTAACTCTTTAGTTTGAGCTAATGAACTCCAATTCGATGGCTGATGCCGTTTTTCACCACCCGATACTCGATGTAAATCATTTAAACAATAACGACCGGCTACATCTCTACGAATCTGAAAACCATCAATAACAATTAATCCATTCATGCTATTTCTCTCCACGTTTTACTCGTGACCGTACATCACGTTTTTACTATGCTGACGAATGGTTATTTCAAGCTTCCCACCTTTAATAACGTCCATCCATTCAACATCCATTTTTTTAATCTGCTTATCATCCACCCATACACCGGCATGAGTAAGGGCATCAAAAGGTGCTTTTAAGAAATTATCAATATCTCTAGCCTGCTTAGTTGGTGGATATAATTTCACTGAAACAACCACATCACTCTCAATGGCTTTAGGTCTACGCTTTAATTGTTCATAGACTGATGCAATAGCATTTGATCTAAAGACCCGCCCTTTGGCACTGACTAAGGTTCCTCTCTTTGTGTTTCGCCAATAGGTGTTCACGCTAGGTGGAAATGGTAGTGTTAGGGTTAATTCAGGCATAAGTACCCCACAACCCAATCAGTAATGTCACAACGAACCAAAAACCAACGAACAACATGTATTTAGTTAGCATCGTTTACACTCCTTTTATCCCAAGCCTTCAAAGCACCTTCGAAGTCATTAGCGATAGGCCCTCGTGCCCCACATTTTCTGCAACGAGTAAATGTATTGATCATCACTTGCATGACTTCTAGTTTTTTAGAGTTACAGAATGGGCAGTTTTTATTGTTCATTAGTGATTACCCCTTACAGCCCTGACTAATGAATCGTAAGGCTCAGTTGGTAATTTACCCATCAAGGAAAAATTAGAAGTGGCGTGTTTTACCCATTTGATAGTTGGCAAAGCGCATTTTTTAGCCTTCTGAGTATTCAGCTTTTCAATGTAGACTGACTCACCTGATTTACGTGATTCTGTTATTACTGAATAAACTCTTTCTGCTTCTTTAGTTACTCTGTAGCGTAATGGACGTTCTTCGCTAATTCTGACTAATGCACCTAAAGTCCAAAGGTGTGCCAACGCTCTTGATGCGCCAGCTAAATTAGTGTCTAAATCACGAATAACAATGTCGCGATTAACTTCTTCACCCACTTTGTACAACGCTAAGATTTGCTCTGTGATTTTCATGCAACACCTCTCGATACAAGCCATTTAGCCTGTTCAACAAATGTTTTACCGATTTGCTCCAACTCACTACGTTGAATGTAATCAATAGCTTTACCATTCCACGTTTTATCAAACACCACGATAGCACCCGCAAAAAACGCACCCGTTGGCACTTGGGTTTCATCTGCAGGAACAAACCATTCAGGAACATCAAAACCAACACGACCGCGAATAAAACAAATATGATCCGCTTCTTCACACCACCATGTTTCACTTGTGGCCACTTTCAACAAAAAACGTAGCGCCCGCCTTTTTCACGCATTGCTAACGCATGATTCATAATGTGGCGAACACCTGTAACAGCTTGTTTTTCATGATATGAACTACGTGAGTACGGTGGATTAGCGAAAGCAGAACCACCAATTTCCTTGAGTTTTCCGACCAGTCCTGAGTAAGCGCGTTATCCTCAACCGTGTAGAAATGAGGGCATTTGCTGTTTTGTGCATCAGTAAATAGATCTAGCGTGAACGGCCCATAGAGTGAATTGATACCCCAATACAGGTTTTCAGGTGTACGCCACTGATCGCCAATTTCTTTTAATTTGTGAGCTGATTGGCTTTTCAATGTCTGTAATTTCAATGCGTAATCAATCATTGCTGAGCCTCCTGTGACATTTCAGTCGCTTGCTTCCAAATGCTGTTCCATGCTTGGCGACCAGAAAACTCACTCATACGACGAATGCCGGTCTTACCCGCTAATTCAAGTGCGATCTCTTCAATACGGTTTTGAGGTTTAGAACGAGAACCAATCAAACGAGAGAAAGCACTGTCACGTTCAACTGTATCAACTTGAACCTTTGGCTCATCCTTTGGCTTTTGACTACGAACGATCAGCTCATCAAAGTGTTTACGTAATTTACGAGGGCTTAAAATGTTTTGGTGCCAGAATGAATCTTTGTTGGCCCAATCGAACAATGCACAAATTTGCTCATGAGTACGCCCATCGATTTGACGCATCAAACGAATATCGTTCGCCCAGTCATACCAAGTAGGCTCTAGTGCAGATGAATTCAGTTTTTTAACACGACCAAACATCCATTTTGCCGTTTTCAAATCACCTTCATCACCCCATTTCTGGAAATTAGTGCTGTAAATCACGGCTTCTGGATAGCGAGTTAAAAAATCATTTTTCGGCTGGTCGCTGGATTCGCCAGAATTCTGCGACGAATGATCTGTTTCTGTTGTACTCTCTGAAGTAATCTCTGTTGTATTCTCTGTAAGAACAGGCCATTTTGACCCGTTCAGAACAGCGCATTTTGAACTGTTTGAAGGTTTCAATTTGCGCTTATCGATAAGGTCATTTTGAACTGTTCGATTAGATGAGTTATCGCTATTCGATTGGGTCATATTGACCTCATCGGTCAGCAGATGATGACCGTAGTTAATCGCATAATAATTAGTACGGTCATGGTTCGATTTATTGATTTGCTCAATGCGTAAAACGCCCTGCTTTTTTAAATTAGTAAAAGCACGTTTAATCGTTGATTCAGATAAAAAAGGAAATTGATTTTTCCACTCTTCAACTGTGTTATAAATCCAGCGTGAGCCGTCATATTCAACACCTGAAGTAGTTTCAGTTAGCCAATATTGAATTTGCTGTAACAGCATCGCCTCATTTAAACCAAGACGTACCGCTAATTCAGGAATAACGACTAAAGGGCGACTTTTTAGTAATAATAAACTCATTTTGCCACCTCATTACTTAATACGTGTGTACTTCTCTTTAAATCGTTGCAAGGGTTCACATTGCGGATCGTCACAACCATCGAGCATAAAAATGACTCGCTGTTTTTCTCTGTCATAACGGACAACATGAACAACGATACCCCTGTGATTTTTGTAGTAGCGATCAAGTTGGTTTGGGTTCTCATTGTTCATTGCCCGCCCTTAAACCATGTTTTGAATTGAAATCATCTACAAGCCAACGCATAAATTGGTAGTTTGTTTCTTCATAGCCTTCTGGTACTTTAATTTCATAGACAAAACGACCATCACGCATTGAAGCCCGTACTTGCGTACGGCATGCTAAGTTTGATAATCTACTCATGCTAATTTCTCTTCACACAATTGAAATTTGCAAACCGAAGCCAGAGGCCGTACACCTTTGGCTTCACCCTTTCTGGATATAGCCATCTTTAATTTCTCTTTTGATGTAACGAAACAAACGCATTCATAAATGTGCGGATTTGTGAAATTAATCCATCCAACATCATTTTTATTTTCTGTTCCTCTTCGTTATCAATAACCCCATCAGCCAAACTATCTTTCATGAATAAAGCTAAACGCCCCTGCATTTCGTCAACACCACTACGCAATACAAACAATTCCGTTTCATCCAGTTCCGCAGGACTAATTCTGTCAACGAGTAAACGATTTGATTCACGAGCGACAAATTCAGCAAATAAAACGGTCTTAGATATATCTTGCATCGCTAACAACTCGTTTAAATCAAATGAGCGACAACCGTTTTTCTCATAAAGCTTGTTGTTGAATGATGTTAAAGACAAACCTAGTGCTCCAGCCATTGCCTCTCGCCCACCAGCTGTCGCTTCACACATTTCTTTCACTACCTGTTTTATTGATTGGTTACTCATTTCCTACCACCATTGATAAATTCTTGTAGTTAACTGCTTTAAACGGTTTTGTTATTTTGTGGTTATAGCTATTGAGCTAGTAACTCACCTAATTCAGGAGAAATGTCTTGTGCACGAACTTGGTGACTTGTCGCTTTTACAATTTTCACGACATATTTAGAATCCATTCCACCACCATGAAGCCAACGCCATACTGTTGGTTGAGACACTCCACATAAAGCAGCTAGCTTTTGTTGACTTCCAACAATGCTTATCGCTTTTTCAATAGCCTTGTTTTTCATAAATAACCTCAAACGTATAAAAGATGGACAAATAATAGCAATGAGTATTAAAACATTCAATAGCGATTGCAATTTGATTTTCAATACTCAAACTTATAAATTCCGAGACATGAAAACGACAATTGCAGAACGCTTGAAATTAGCGATGAAAACAAGAGGAAATATGACGCAAGCTGCTTTAGCAGAAGCGTCTGGTGTTGCACAACCAACAATTTGGAGATTGGTTAATGGCAATGCGAAAGGTTCTTCTAAATTAGTGGATATTGCTAATGCATTAGCTGTCAATATTGACTGGCTGGCTAATGGTGTGGGTGATATGGAATCCCCGAACTCGACTCCTCAGTTTAGGGCTGATAGATCGCTAGAAATACCGGTATGGGATGAGAATGGTTATACAGGAGATGCAATCTTATCACCTGTAGGAAAACCTCTAAAAACATATAAAGCTTATATACTTAAGAAAAATAGTGGGTGTTCAGAAGCCCCTGCTGGCAGTATTGCTATAGTTGATACTCATCTGCAACCAGGCACTGATGATCTAGTTATCGCTCAAATTGGTAACTCTTTTTCTGTTTATAAATTCCTTGAAGGTGGTACTCAAGGTTTCCTTGCTGTTGATGATTCACGAGTCCCTTTAATTGATATTTCATCTAGTGTTTTACTTGGGGTTGTTGTTTTTCTTGTTCGCGATTTTAGAAGATAGTCCTCACATTTTGCTCTACTAATGACTATCTTCCTATACGAACCTACTCCTACCCTTTCTAAAATTTCCACCATTCCATGATCCTTTAAGATACCATCACCACTGTTTATATATACAGTGGTGAACTATAATGCAAATATTCTTTATCGAAATCAAGCGATATTACCTCAATCAAAAAATAATACCTTAGAGTATTTTTTATTTTTTTATACTTATATTCCATTTAAAATCAATGCAATAAGTAAATACATAACCAATAATATAAAATACCATTTGCTATTATTAATACTAATTGCTATATTTTAAACATATAGCAAACTGAGTTCTAATTTCGAGTTTTGGTGAACGTAAATGATTTTTATGTGTGAAGAGAATCAGTTGTGTGGAGGGGAATTGGCGTGAGTAATGGAAACGTAGTTGAACTTAAAGTGAATGGCGCCACGGTCTGTTATTTGAATACGACAAGCGCCATATCAATTGATTACTTGTCATTTATTGATAAAACAATTGAGATTTTAATGAATGATAAAACATCATTAGAGCTAGAAGCAAATACTAAGGGTAAAACACTTAATCATGAGCATTCAGCATTCTCGACAATTAAAGATCCCAAAGGTCTTTAATAAAAGAATCAACTCTAATTGTCGTACTGCCTTTAGATGCTTTTAAAAAATACTCAACCACATTATCAGGTAGATTGGTGTTCCATTTATCATAAGAATATTTAGGAAAATATTCATTAAAAATACTTTGTACTGAATATTCGCCACCTTTTATATCTGAAATAATATTGCACTGATAGAGACACTTTGCAATTAACGTTGATTTAAGCATTTTATTTTCTCTTGGTTGTGTAGGAACTTTCAAGAATACCACCACCGCCTGAGGTGGGAAAATAATCAGGCACAATATTTGAAGTGTAAATCCATTTTTATTTTTTATTAGCAACACCAGGGAAATTTAATCTCGATTAATTCGAGAGGAATTCTTATTACCTAAAAATTGTGTGGAGAGAATAATGTCTTATATTGCAACAGCAACAAATAAACATTTCTATTATCTCGATGTACGGATCGAAGATATAGATATTCAAGATATTGCCTGTGGCCTTGCTAATGAATGTCGTTTTAATGGTCAGATTGATAATTTCTATTCTGTTGCTCAGCACTCGGTATATGTCAGCTATTTAGTTGCACCTGAATATGCTTTAGAAGCCCTACTTCATGATGCCAGTGAAGCTTATGTCAAAGACTTACCATCACCACTTAAAAAGCTATTACCTGAATATAAATTAATTGAATTACGTGTAGAAAAGATGATCCGCAAAAAGTTTGGGCTACCTGAATCTAAATCTGATGCAGTTCATTTTGCTGACTTAATGATGTTAGCCACAGAAAAACGTGATTTAGAAATTGATGTTGATAGTAATTGGTTAATGCTTGAAGGTATTCCAGCAAGTGATTTTGTTATTAACCCACTAACACCACCACAAGCAAAAGCCTTATTCCTCCGTCGTTTTAATGAACTTTATAAAGAGAAAAAGGGCTAATAACCACCAGCATTAACTAATATCTATTTAAACTGTGTACGGACAGTGTGGAGAGAAAAATATGCAAATGTTGACTTTAGAGGAGTGGGCACGAGAAAGATATAAAAGTCGTCCACCAAAGTTAGGAACGCTACAACGATATGCTCGTGGTGGCCTGTTCTACCCACCAGCAAGGAAAGAAGGTGGCATTTGGCGCGTGAGAGAAGATGCCGACCTTGTCGGTAATTTGACATCACCGGTTATCAATAATAACGATAACCCTATTTTACAAAGGATCCTCAAAGATGGCTGCCAGACCTCGTAAAAATAACGTCAATATCCCTAATCTTTACCCTTTATTTAGTCGTAAAGCTAACAAGGTTTATTGGCGTTACCGCCATCCTGTAACAGGTAAATATCATGCCCTCGGTGACAATGAAGCCGAGGCCAAAGCAATTGCTATTGAAGCTAACACAAGATTAGCAGAACAACGTAGCCGACAAGTTATGGCTATTGGTGATCGGGTGGCAAAAATAAAAGGTAAAGAAATTACGGTTAATACTTGGTTGGATAAATACTGGGTTATTCAAGAAGAGCGTTTAAAGGAAGGTGATATAAAACCGAATACTTATAAACAAAAAAGGAAGCCGATAGATTTAATGAGGCAAGCCTTATCCATGAAACCATTACCCGCTGTTGATGCCAGAGATATTGCTGAAATTCTGGATGAGTATAAATCTAATGGCCAGCACAGAATGGCACAAGTGATTCGCTCTGTTTTAATTGATGTATTTAAAGAAGCACAACATGCAGGTGAAGTTTCTCCCGGTTATAACCCTGCCCTCGCTACTAAACAGCCAAAACGAAAAGTAACTCGCCAACGCCTTAATTTTGATGAATGGAAAAAGATATTTGAGATTGCTGATAAACAACATCGTTATGTGGGAAATGCCATGTTACTTGCACTTATTACAGGCCAACGATTAGGTGATATTTCCGCGATGAAGTTTAATGATATTTGGGATGATCATTTGCATATTACTCAAGAAAAAACGGGTACTAAATTAGCTATTCCATTATCACTACATTCTGAACAATTAAATATGTCATTACGTGATGTTGTTGCCCGTTGTCGTGATCGCGTTATTAGCCCTTATCTTATTCATTATTTTCATACCACTTCACAATCTAAACGTGGTGATCAAGTTACTGCAAATACACTAACGACTAACTTTAAAAAGGCGAGAAATAAAACGGATATTGATTGGGGAGAAGGAACTCCTGCAACATTTCATGAGCAGCGTTCTTTGTCTGAAAGGTTATATCGAGCACAAGGTGTAAATACTAAAGATTTACTCGGTCATAAGAACCAAATTCAAACAGATAAATATCATGATGATCGAGGAAAAGATTGGATAAAAATCGTGATTTAA